ACTTTCCCCCAGTCCATGCAGACCACAAGGTGCATCCAACCGAACGCCCTGTCGACTTGATGATGGCTGTGCTAGAGTGCTTTGCCCCTCCTCACGGCAGAGTTCTTGTACCCTTTGGCGGCAGCGGCAATACCTTACTGGCAGCATCCAACTTAGGCATGACATCGACCTGCTGGGACTTATCTCAAGCTTACAAAGATGCGTTCACCTCGAAAGTTTTGGAAGGGAGCTTTGCAAATGGAGCGGGCAGACCTTAGTGATACCCTACTGCTGTGTGAAATAGCGAAGAAAACTATAGTGGAGGTAATGGTAAGAAATGCTAACAAAGGAAAGGCTGGGAGGTGGAGAGTACTAAGCTACCCAATGCAGTTTCAACACGCGTTGCAGCATGTTACTAACTGTATGGTTAGCTCTCCTATATTAAAAGAGGAACTAGCAAAGGAAGACCTCGAGCATGCCCTTGTTCGTCTCACGATGGCTCTCGCCAAAATCAAGGAGGAAGAAAATGCAGCTAAAAATAGTTCGGGTTGAGCACTCCAACGATGGTCACTTTGGAGTTCTCCTTCTTGATGGCAAATGTTTCTGTGTCACTCTCGAGCTGCCTTGGTATGACCTTGACCATGATGGCATCAGTGATGCAAACATCAGCTGCATCCCAGCGGGTAGTTATGAGATGGCTCTACTACCCCATAAGACAATGGGCATAAAGTGGGAGGTTCTCCATGTACCAGGTCGAACTGCTATCCTCATCCATTCTGGTAATACAGTTCATGATTCACTTGGTTGTATTCTTATTGGTCAGTATTTTGATAAGCTTAGAGGAAACAGAGCTATTCTAAACAGCGGTGTAACATATGATAGGTTCATGAATATAACAAGAAACCAGAACAGTTTATCACTTGAAATCGTGGAGGTCTAAGATGGCACCGGTTATAACTCTTTGTGGCTCAACTTCATTCAAAGTAGAATTCATCAGGGAAGCTCAACGCCTTGGTGAAGAAGGCTGGCTCGTTATATCTCTCACTACATTCACCCACGCGGACGAACTAGCTACAACCGACGAGACTAAGGCAATGCTCGACGCAGTTCATATGCAGAAGATTATGATGTCAGATGCTATCCAAGTAATAAATGTGAATGGCTATATTGGAGACTCAACGAGGAGGGAGATAGCTTTTGCTGCGCTGCAAGACAAGAGGATATTCTTCTGTGAAGAGCCCACAGCTTCAATATATAATATGATAAGAACAATAAACAATGTAAGATACAGTGCAGGTATGAGCGCTAGGTTGTATAACTCCTACCAAAAATTGGCGGGAGTTTAATGAAAAGGATGAGCATACTAATTGAAAGGAAAGCAGAAAGACAGAATGGATAAACCTCTCTATAGTGAGGGCCCTCTCGGCGCCAAAATCTGCTTCATCGGTGAGGCTCCTGGCGCTGATGAAGTTCGAGAGCAAAGGCCCTTTGTTGGCTCCGCCGGTAGACTCTCTGACAGAATATTAGTTCGCTCTGGTCTCAACCGACAGGACTGTCGCTTTGAGAATGTCATTCAGGAAAGACCTCCTGATAATGATATATCTTATTTCATTAACATTAGCAAGAAAACTCCAGTTATCTCTCTGCAGGGACAGCGTTATATTGAGGAGCTAATTGAGCGACTAGCTACATGCAGAGCCAACGTGTTTGTCCCTTTCGGCAACGTTCCGCTGTTCGTTCTAACTGGCTTAAAGGATATTACTAAAAGACGGGGGTCTATTCTAAAAGCTACAGTCCCAGCAATCGCTGACCGCAAGGTCATTCCAACTATTCATCCAGCCGCTGCACTTCGCCAATATATCTTTAACCATTTTATTGCTCTTGATATGCAGCGAATTAAAGACCAAAGTGAGGACCCAAGTGTCAACTATCTGGAAAGACAACTCATCCTCGAACCATCGTTTGATGAAGTACTGCATTACATCAGTCGCTGTAATAGTCTGTCTAGCCTTGTCGGCTTTGATATTGAGGTTACACGCAATGAGGTATCTCATATATCTCTTAGCATCTCTGCTCGGGACGCAATTTGCATACCGCTGTTTGATGCAGGGCAAGACTATTTCCCACCAGACCAAGAGTTCCAAATCTGGAAAGCATTAAAGGGACTTCTCGAGAACCCTAATGTTACGAAGCTTGGTCAGAATATTACCTTTGATAACACCTTTGTCTTCATGCGATATGGAATAGTGGTTCGGCCTGTCGAAGATACAATGGTCGCAGCTGCTATTACACATCCTGACTTTCCAAAAGGCTTAGACTTTCTCACCAGCGTCTATTGTGATGGAGAGCCTTACTATAAAGATGAAGGGAAGAAATGGATAAAGAATCCCTTTGGTTCTACTGAAAGGTTCCGTAGATATAGTGCAATGGATGCTGCTGTTCTTCATCAAATCTTCCCGAAGCAATTAGATGTTCTCAAAAAGCAGGGTAACCTTGAGACATACTACCGGCAGAAGAGACTCATTGAACCTCTTACTTACATCGCCTGCCGAGGAATAAAGATGAGCAAGCAAGGTCTTATAAAGGCCGCTGATGAAGCTGACGTTAAAATTCGAGAGCTTCAGTCGGAATTAGACTCTATCACTGGTGCTCCTTTGAATGTAGCATCTCCCAAGCAGGTCAAGACTTACTTCTACATTCTAAAGGGAGAGAAGGCCTACACCAAGATGGGTAACGCTACAGTTGATGACACTGCCATGATGCGTCTTGCTGGAAAGGGTTATCGAGAAGCTAGTATCATCCAGCAGATTCGCCATTTCAAGAAACTGAAAGGGACTTACTATGAGGTATTACTTGATAAGGATGAAAGGCTCAGATGTTCGTGGAACCCGGTTGGAACTAAGCAAGGAAGAGTTAGCTCTTCTAAAACAATCTTTGATACCGGGGCTAATCTGCAAAATCAGCCGGACGAGATGCTGCGGCTCATGCGAGCTGATGAAGGATTTATCATGGTTAAGCAGGATTTGTCTCAAGCTGAGAACCGTGATGTCGCGTATAGGGCTAATGAGCTAAACATGATACGAGCCTTCGAGAACAACATTGATATTCACACTCAGACAGCCAGCTTGATTTTCAATGTACCCCTCGAGTTGGTGACTCACGAGCAAAGACAGAAGGGAAAGAAATCTAATCATGGACTCAACTATGACATGTACTATATCAAGTTCGCTCTACTCAACGAGATGACTAACGCTGAAGGTAAATTCATCTATGATAAGTATCATTTTAGTTATCCAGGTATCCGTCAGTGGCATAACACTATAAGAGCAAAGCTTGCCTTAGACCGAACCCTAGTGAATGCCTTCGGTCGTCATCGAATCTTCATGGATAGATGGGGAGAAGATATGTTTAAGGAGGCTTATAGCTTTGGACCTCAGTCTGATGTGGCAGAGAAGCTCAATCAAGATGGAATATGCTACTCCTATTACAATGGACCTATAGAGATTGATATACTCAACAATATTCATGATGCTATTTTGTACCAACTCCCTCTAAGTTTAGGAACCTTTGCTATACTTACTACCACGCAGATGGTTCAACTATCCTTAGAGAAGCCACTAACTATAGATGGAAGAGTCTTCTCTATACCTGTTGACACCTCATTTGGGTTCAACGCACTTGACATGATAAAGTTTAAATCCAATGAACTAATTACATATGGGTCTACCACAAGACTTCAGGAGTTTATAGATGCCCAGACTGCTTCCCGATTGGCTTGATGCCTACTTAGAGTATACAGACAATAGCGAGCCGCGGGTAAGCTATAGAACATGGTCAGGTATATCAGCAATAGCAGCGGCTCTCCAGAGAAAATGTTATTTACAACTTGGAACAGAGACTTTCTTCCCAAATTTATATATTGTCTTAGTTGGTCCTCCAGCAGCCCGCAAGGGCACGGCGATTCGTCCAGCTAAGAACTTTCTTGACTTGATTGGTGTTCAGCTAGCAGCTGATGAGGCATCAAGACAAAAGTTAGTGACAACTTTAGTAGAAGCTACGGCTCCATTTGGATGGATAGACGATGCTGGTAGGGATATGTCAGGCATACACTCTTCTATGACTATTATATCTAGTGAGCTAACTGTCTTTATTGGCTATCAAAACGTTGATTTTCTTACAATCCTCTGCAAATGGTATGACTGCGAAAATCGTTTTACTTACGACACACATACTCATGGAAAGCTGGAGGCACCAAATGTCTGGGTCAACCTTCTCGGAGCAACCACACCGATGCTTATACAAACTTCTCTTCCTCCTGGGGCTATCGGCAGCGGTTTTGCTTCCCGTACTGTATTTGTCTACGAGGATGATAAAGCGAAGATTGTTATTGAGCCGACGCTCACGGCTGCGCAGGAGGACTTGGCTGAACCACTCAGAAAAGACCTTGGGCAAATCAATACCATGTGCGGGCGCTTCCGCTACGATAGGGAATTCATTCGGCTGTACGGGGATTGGCGCAACGTAGCAGAAGAAAGCAAACTCAGCTATGATAGCAGACTTGATTACTATATGCAGCGAAGGCAGGCACATCTTCTAAAACTCTGCATGATTTTCTCAGCTAGTTCTGGGGACTCTATGACTGTGGGAGTCAAGGAATTTGAGCGAGCAAGGGCACTGATTGAGAAGGCTGAACAGAAGATGTCTCGAACTTTTGAGGGCTTCGGGACTAATCCACTGGCTCAGGTTCAGCTACGTATAATGAGAGTAGTTGCCGAAGAGCGGGAGGTTTCTATCAAGACCTTGATGAATATATTCTATGAAGATATCAGCGGAAAGGACTTAGGGGTAATAATAACTACAATGGAGCAAATGGGATTCTGTAAGTTCGATATGATGAACGGAATAGTTAGATATACAAGAAAGGAGACATAACTATGTGTATAAGATGCTGGCTATTTGGGCATAAACTAAAAGTAATAGGGAAGCGTAAGAGATTACCTAAACACCTACCGATAGGTGCCCCTATTGCTATGATGTGTGTACGCTGCGGTACGTTATTAGTAAAGGGGCTAAGAAATGAAACCTGAGGACTTTATAACAAGGCAACTTGTCGCGGAACAGATGGTATATCTTAAGACAGCCGCTGAGCAAGTTCATGCCATCTTCTGTATAGTGAACCATGAGGATGAATGTAAGTGGTATCAGGCAACTTGGGACGAACCTGATAGGCAGAGATGGCTAGAAATAACCATAAGGATAATGCAGCTCTTTAGTATATCAAACGCTAAAGATCTATTGGTCTTTATAGCTAAGGCTCGAAAGATTATAGCAGATAATGGGGCTGCTATGGTAGGGATGGTAACTCTTATAAGCAGCCCACATCTACTGGAAGAGGTACTCAACGAAGATACGCCTGAACATACTGACAGTGAGCAACCAGTCTTGCCCTCTTTCGAGCAGGAACGATTGCCCGCTTTAGATAATCAACTCTCTTTTCCGGAGCATCTATTGACTGAAACCCAGGCCGACTTATTGCTTTCGACAAAGCCTCCTTTGTATACTTTCCATACAGAAGAGCATACTCTCGATAAAAGTCCTCAGGCAAATCTATCTCCTGACCACGAATAGTCATTTTCTTTGATGGAAGCCCTATGTATATCCGCAGACTTGCAAGCTCTTCTTCCACTGGGTCTGTGTAGGCTTCCATTACTCCAAGGGGAAACCATAGCTTCATTCCATCAATTAAGCCACCTTTGCCAACATGAATCTTGATTTCTTCCCCAAGAGCATTGATTCGAGGAGTCTTCTTTAGATGCTCAATCTCTCCTGGCACCCACCATAAAGCATCAGCAAGCGCCGCTGAGAATTTCCTATTATCATTGAGGGCATACTCACCAGTAGTTGCTACTTCATAGGTTCTATGTACTGCTCTCATGAGACTTGAATAAGGAACGAACTCCGCTGGAATCCGTCCGAGCGCTGCGGGATTTATCTTACCGTCCTTAATCAGATTCATAAAGCCTTCCATGTAAGAGCTCTGAAATAGATTCTCAATCAGCGCCCCAGAACATCCAAGAACTTTATCTCCGAGACCCTTTACATCTTCTGGGTTTCTAGCTTCCCTTAGCGCATCTCTAAAAGATATTATATTTGATAGAACGATATTTAGAGGCTCTACATTCCTGTACGAAATCCAGTGATCTCCTACCCTTACTGAGTAAGGTTGCTTTGTTGCATAGAACGAAACTCTATCTCTTGCATCCTTCGGCGGGGCTCCAGTTATTCTTTCCTCTCCATCATCGTCGTGGAGAAGGAGCATCAATGCAAGTGTCAGCATCACGCCAGCTATCTGATTCGTAATCATATCTGTCAAAGCTTCACTATCCGCTAGCCTAACCTTTGGCTGCGTGACGCCAGTCTTCTCCTGAATCTTCATGGCTGCTTTGTTCTTACGAGCTAGTTCACTCCTTGTATCCTGAACTCCACTAAGAATTCCAAGCCCTGGAGTGAACTCAATGCCCCTCTGCAGGATATTAGCCATTGTATTTACAAAGGGAATAATAGCAGTGCCTGGCAGTCCAAGTCTATCAAGAAATCCTCTCACCGCATAGGCACTCTGAGCAATCTTCCCAGGGTTGTCCATGAAGGTAGCCTTATTCATCATAGCATGAGCAGCTTCCTTCATCTTGGTAGTTACCTCAACTTCATTATACATCTTACCAGTTCGCTGCATTTCCTTTACTATTTGAGACTGCATCTCAGCATCAAACACCAGAGATTTAAATAGCACATCTGCTGTGACCATTGATCTTGAGAATATCGTGAGGGCTCTTGTTCCCGCCTTACCTATCCCAAAAGCTTTCCATGGATTAACCATAGTTCCTACAGCAATCTCCCACTTCGTGGTAAGATCTAGATTCTCATCCCAAGGATTACGAAGCTCTGCTGGTAGAAGATATCTTGTCTCTTCTCTAACAGTCTGAATCAGTTTCGGTTTCCCTCCGATTCTCCACGCCTCTTTAGCAATAATACCAGCCCTCTTCATAGCTCTTGCAGAATGAAGCTCTCCAATAAATGCACTTATCTCAGGCAGATATGTTTGTCTCTCACGCCCTTTAAACGTTGGGATAATACTTCCCATTGCCTTAGAGCTAAGCATGGCATCAACACCCACTCTAATAGGCTTAAGTACAAATGCTATGGTCTCCGTCCATAGTGTATTTGAAGAAAAGTTCTTTGTATTGGAAGCTGCTGATAGCATTCCCTCAAACATTACGTTATATAGAAGATTCTTAATCTTAGTCGGCAGCTTTTGATTCTTTATCTTCCAGTTATCTATTATATCTTTAGCGCCTTCTGCGTCACCCTTAGCTATCTTTCCAATAACTTGCTCCCTTAGAGCAACTGGCATATCTGCAGCGAACGCTGCTCGCCAGACCTCGAAGGTTGATTCCATTCTATCTTTATTGAACCCAAGGTCAAACTGCTTTACAGCAAGACCTGGCTCCACCTTTAGTGCGTTGATGAACTTATGATACTCTTCAAGTTTCACCTCCCGTAGCCTTCTGAGCGTGCCAGACTCATCTATTGTTAAATCCATTCTAAGAATATTATCTGCCTTTTTCAGTAGTCCTCGGTACAGCCCACCAATACGCTCTGGATAGCTGTATCTATTTAAAGGACTTCCCTCTATATTAGCTCCTATATTCCCTACCTTAAATCTTTCATACAAGTCATTAACCCATATAACATTCTGAGCAATTTCCTCCATCCTGCTTACCATGAGCGTATAGGACTCAGCTACATTGTAGCTCATAGGGTCGCTAGGGTTCCCTCTAGCCCTTGCTGCTGCATCCCAGACTTTTCTGACATCCTCTGGCATAGCATTGATTGTGTTCTGAGCTGCTTTAGTTTCAGCATAATCCTTGAAGCCAAAGCGAGTTCCAGCAGGTGCATATTTACGCTTAGGAGCAGCTTTGCGCTCCTTCTCAGAAGGAGGCCCAAGCTGTTCATGGAGATCTTTCCAGAGTGCGTGGGTATGCTTAGAGAACCTAATATCAGGATTCTCAGGACTGAAAGTTCCTATATTACCAGTAGCAGACTTGATCTGGCTAGAATCAAAAACTACAAATTCAGCAGGGAGCACATCACGAGCTATAACTCCATCATATCCATCAGCCTGTAATCTAGCTGTAACCTCAGTGGCTACAATATTTTTATTATCTGATACTGCCTCCGCGTCTGTAGACCCTAAATACTTACGAGAGAATTCTGCTTGTGTGTCCTTAGTTAGTATATAAGGGTTCTTTATACTGAGATAAACAGGCATTATATTGCGACCCTCAGAGCGCTGTCTATCTCGATTGTATGAATAACTATCTGCAACTTTAGGGAAGGCGGTAAAATAAAAACCTGCCCCATACCATCCTGAATCCCACGCATGAGAAACCTTGCCCTCACCAAATATGGAGAAGTCAGCATGTGTCCCATGATAAAATACTACAGGATTGCCCTTCCTATCTACAGCTTTACTCTCTCCAAACCACTTCCTAAATGCTGGAGTCTCAACCTGTTTTTTAGAGAACATCAAGAATGGCTTCTCAGCGATTTCAGGAGTGAGAGAGACTTGGAGCCACTCGTTGCCAATACCTCTCTCTTTAATCTCAGCGGAACTAAAACCTCTGGCTAGGTCCTCCTCAGTTACAAGTGGTTGTATTATTCTCTCAGTCTGCCCTGGCAGTTCCTTCTCCATCCTCGCAGCCATTCGATTATAAAGATCAACCGGCGCTTGAGTTCCTTCAATCTGCGCAACTGTATCACCGACAGGAAAGAGAACTTTCGTGAAGCCCTTTCGAGCGGCTTCTTGGAGAAGCCCACGATACATGAGAGAGTTGACGTGAGGGGCTATATACCTTCCAGCTTCACCTTTCAGCAAGTGTGCTCGCTCGATTGGTGTGGCTGCCATCGCCTTAAAGTGGTCACTCGGCTGCACTTCAAACACCATCAGAGTCTCTGGGTCTCCTTCTTTCTCTGCTACTTCAGCCCAGCCGATAGCATTGGTTGCTTCTATACCTGCATGAGCAGCCTCACCAAGGTCTACTGGAGTTGTAAACAACCAGCGGTTGTGAGTTTGAAGATTATATCCGGGGACTGTATCACCAGTGATCTGTCTAGGTTTAGTTGCCGCCATTTCCCTGAGTTCTGCTAAACCCTCTGCTGACACTGTACCGCCGTACTTTGCCAGCATAGCTAGAACCCCTGGAATAAGATCTTGCGATGTCTCAACTTCGACGCTCACAGGAATCTTCGCTGCTTCGATTGCTTGCTTTAATCTCTCAGGAGTTACAACTTTTTCTCCTGCATCTATCAAGTCTTGAGCAACACTCTTTACGAATGCTATCTCTTCTGTCTTCAGACTCTTCAACGGTAGCTGTGCGAGATTCACATTACCTTTGACCTTTGCAAGGTTATCATAGAATCTCAGTGTTGTCGTAAGCTTCGACATTTTAAATCTTGGCTTATTCGCTGCCCTCAGCACCTCATCAACTTCTCTTACTTTGTCTCTATAGTAAATAGCATTGTCCATAGCTATTGCAGCCTGTGAGCCACTGAACTCTGTACCAATCCCCACATCTTTCAGCCTGACATACTCATCTTGCCAGTCCTGAGCTAGTCTGCTGAATTGCCCTCTTCTATCCTGCATTTCAGCTATTCGCTCTGGAATAGCAAACATAGTCTCATCTGTAATTCTTCTATTAAATGACCTCATTAACTGCTCTTCTGATTGTTGAACTCCAATAATTCTTACAAACTCTGCCCAAAGGTCCTTGAGCCATTGTCCAAGCTTTTCCATCATCGTCTGGTCTTGCACTCTATTCTCAAAATACTTCCCAATAGCATCGCTGAGAGCTTCCTCACTCCCCCCGAACATCTCAAAACCTTGTTTCACAAGAGCGTTGTCCTTACCTAAGCCACTAATAGCAATATGAGCTGCCTCATGCCCAAGAACCCAAGGCGCTGCGTTATTGGAAACCCACAGCGTCCTTGTATCCATATCCATATAGCCATTGACTCTTTGCAATCCTGCCTTAGGTTCAAGTGGGTCTTCCACAAACAACTCACCTTGAGCAATCTTAATATCTGCAAAGTTATGACCGAGCATGTTAAGAGCACGATAGCGAACTATTGCTTCATGCCCAATCTTATCTGCGTTGGGATTAGTTCTAGAGAACACTAAGCCAGGATGAATAGCATTAGCTTCATTGAAAAGATTCTGTGCTTTAATGCCAGCTGCTTTGGCAGCTTCTTCAAGCGCTGGAGTAGCGGCTTTTTCTGCTTCAAATTCCTTAGGAACTTTACCTGCAGCAAACTGTGTTGCGTGGCCTAACTCATGACCAACTACATAAGCAAAGTCAGATGATGATATAGTCTTTTCATTGCGGGCTCTCAATAACAACTTATAAGTGCCATCAGCTTTCTGCACCATTATCCCAGCTTTTTTACGAAGGTCACTTAAATTAAAGGATTGATTAAGTATATTCTCTGGGTCTGGCTCCGCTGCAAAGGCTATCTTCATCCAGTCTTGGTCAATCATATCCAGCATTTCAGAGTCTATAACTGTACCACCCTTAATTATCCCCTCATTATCAATAGCACCACGTACCCATGCCTTTGGGTCTTCAGGGAGTATAACTATTTCAGACACTTTATCATGGACATCTTTAAATTCATTTCTAAGAAAGCTGAAAGTAGTAATAGCCCTATTGACAGCACGCCTTGATACTGTACCTTTTGTAACCGTTGGAACATAATAGAAGGTTCCATCAGTTCTTGGAACCTTTAGGCTAAGTGTATCTATATCTGGATATCTCTTTGTAGTGAGCTTAACTGGCTCGACGCTGGTTCCAAGTGGGACTATCGTCCCTCTAATTCTGTTAATCACTGGTATAAGATCAACTTTTGCGTTAGTCAGCATCTTCCCAAGGGCTTCCTCCGTAATACCCTCAGCTCTTGCAAGCTGTATCAGTTTAGTCTCATAGTCGAGCTTATCAAGGCGTCTATCAGATGTAGGATCGCTGAGGTAATCCATGCTAGCTTTTGCATATTTATCAAGCGCATCAGCAGTCATAGCAGAAGTTATAACTGCGTGTGTCTTAGCCTCAGGCGTTATACCAACTGGAACTTCAGAAATCCTCTCTTCCACCGGTGCCTTGATTGGAGTAGTCATTCCCGTACCAGCACCAAAGATAGCACCTACTGATATAGCTCCATGAAATGCTGCAGCAGTTCTTCCATAGATATCTGGAATTTCATCACTTACCCCTAGCTCTCCCATCATTGTGACTACTTCCTGCATAACTTCTGTAAATCCCTCATATCCAGCGTTTATCAAGCCGTTAACTATAACAGCACGCAACCTGCTTTTGGCTCCACGAGTTATAGACCTACTCACTCTCTCAGGCAGTATATTCTCAAGTATACCATTAGCAGTTCCAACCGCTGCGGCCAACCCAGCCTGTATATGCCAAGGTATATCTTCTCCACTTTCCTTCTCGGCAGCCCTCATAGTCTGAGCAAAATCCCCTCCCTCAGACAGCATCATAAGAGCCAGACTAGAGCCTTTCTGGAAAGCGCTAGTATATCTAGGTATACCAACGAGTCCAGCAATGGAGCCTCCATATGTGTAAGCAGCTATAGCCGCAACAGTATATGGCGCGTTCTCAAGAAAGCTACCAACTAACCTCTTTGGGTCAAACCACTCAGAGGGTTTCGTCCACTTAGGTGGTACTTCATATTTGCCGGTCGGCCGTTTAGCCTGCCAGTAAGCACTATCAGTTACTTTATTCCTCCACCAATCTGCTGAGGCAGCAAGCCAAGTCTCATCCATCACGCCTTTAGCTGTCTGACTATTCAGGAACTCAAGTGTCCCTGCAGGAATATCTGCAATACGACTACTACCTTGCATAAACTTATTGAAGAAGTCTCCTATCATGGAATCAGTCCCAGTAAGAGTACTTCCAATCTCCTCATCTATATAGTTTCGGCGAATCTGGGCTCTTTCCATAGGAGGGAGCTTCTTGTAGTTCTCATCTGGGGCTAACTGGGTATCAAAGAAATCATTAGCGGCCCTAAAACGAGTGCTATAGGGCTGCTTCTTGAACTCATCATAGTTAGAAACTACCTGTTCGAGAATTGGCATCTGATATTCCTTACTCAAACTTGCTAGTGGTAGGGTTGAACTTAAACGTCTTTCCTCCGCCTGCAGCTGTAGTCGATGGGAGCTTTGTCATGTCTCTAGCTTGCAGTGCTTCCATGGTAGCACGAAGAGCATCGTCGAATTCCTTCTCTGTTGCATATATACCAACTTTAGCTTTCTCTGATACAATAGCTAAGGCTTCTTTTGCCAGAGCAGTAAACGCTGGATCATCAAGCTGTCTACCCTTAGCACTAGCCTGCTGAGCCATAGCGTTGTAATAGTTCTCATGAGCCTTACGCATACCAGCCTCTCCCTCGTACTCACGGACGGTCTGTTTGAGTTCGCGCGCCTTAAGACCAAGCTCCTGCTCTTGCAAGGACAGCGTCTTAGTCTGGGCTTCTCCAGTCTGCTTAACCTCAGCAGCATGTGTCTCAGCTCCCTTCTCCTCAACCCTCGTTCTACGTTCAGTCTGGGCAGCTGCTTGACTCTGATTATATGCAGTAGATACCTGAATCTGCTGCTCTGGTGCAAGCAAAGCAAGGCCTGTGTCATCGGAAACTTTTCCTGCAAGAGCCTTCTCCATTGCTCCAGCAAACACTCTACTCCTTGCCATTCCAGATGCAGTTTTTCCAAGCTGAGCCTGCCATGACTCTTGGTAAGGCCCCATCAAGCTAGCACCCATATCTCCAAGGGCGACAATAAGAGCATCAATATTCCCCTGCTTTTTCTGTTCTGGTGCAATAGCTCCCTCCGTGCCCACTGGAGTCTTATAAGGCATTTCCTCTGGACGTTCTCCTGATAGACCTCCCCAAGGACCTGTTGGCTCATTCTGCTTAATGCCTTCAGACGTAGCAGGAGCGTTTCTTGCACCAGGCTTTTCTGAGAAAGGCCCAGCTATCGTGACTCCTCTCCGAAGTCTATTGAGTTCCTCAGGTGTCCGGGTGCGATAACCAGAAGGTAAAGTAGATGGAGCTGACGTAGGCTTAGCTACTGGCTTAGCTACTGGTTTAGTCTGTACTTGAGTAGTTGGGGCTGCAGCATTTCCACCAGGCAACTGCATCTTAAGTCCAGGTATCTCTGGATTCCACTGCTCTTGAGTAAGACTCCCGCTGGCAAGCTCCGTAGGAGACATCAACATACCTAAAGCTGCCGCCATCGGTGTTGATGTTAGAACCTTTCCAGCAGTCCCCAATGTTGGGGCTCCAAGTACTCTACCCATTGCAGGCTTAAGCTTAGCACCAGCTGTATAGATAGGGCCTTTCTGATATTCCCCGAGACTCTCAGCTACATTCAATGCAATCTCAGCTGCTTCTCTCTTCTTTGCCTTTGCTGCATCCCAAGCAAGTCTCGCTGCCCCAGTAAGGGGCCTTGCTCCTATTGTTTGCGGCATCTTATTCCTCCTTAAACTCCTACCAATAATTGGCGGGAGTTATCAATTATTGAAGTGCTCCAGCTATTCCACCAGCAATAGCGCCAACACCACCAAGTATAGCAGCTGTATGAGGACCTAGTATTGCACCCGCCTTAGCGCCCATTTCCAATCCCGCGCCAGCCCCGCTTGCCATTCCAGCAATAGCACTTGTTGCTGTACTTGGCTTCATAGCGTTCTGCACAACTGAGCCAGTGACAGCGCTCAGTACATTTCCAGCGCCCTGAAAAAGTTCCATGTCCCATGTAGCACTCTTGGCATCAATTTCAAGATCTCTACTATACTGGTCGACTGATGCAACTATCCTTCTTGATTCAAGGTCAACATCAGCGCCCATTATCGCTTGTCTACCACTAAGTCTTAGCCCCTGCGCAGCCTGTAGGGATTTAATACCATCCCTTACGAACAGCGACCTTTCACTTGAATTAGATAGATATGTTTTTATCTTCCCATCAAAGTGAGAAAGTAATGACTGCTCCATAAGTCGTAGGTTACTGGCTAGATTCTTATCAAAGGTCTGTAAACCTATACCACTATCCTGTATATATGCTGCTAGCTTCTTATCCAGTACATCCGCAATAACCTTGAGTCTACTATCTCCTAGACCTCCAAAAACCTCAGCAGTTCTATTGCCCTGCCCAACTAACCCAACATAGCTTGATAGATAACTACCCAGAACACTCTGAACAACTTCCACTCTAGCACGCCTGTCATCGTCTATTATCTTCTCCCTTGAGTCTCCAAGAGTGCCAAAAGCACTAGTTGCTTGCACTTCCTGTGCTATTAGATTAGTATAGCCTTGAAGATACTCGCGAACTAGAGTCTGTATAATAGCAGGCTTGCTCGCACCAGAGCTCTGACTAGTCTTGAGACCTTCCTGCGCCATACTACTGGATGTATTCATAGCGCTGCTAATACCAGTATCATATGCGCTACTATACAGCTTTATCAAATCAGATACAAGACGCTGTCTCATTTCTGCCACGCGACCAGTCAAGTCAGACTGAGCCCCAGCTAGTACTCCAGCCAATTTAGTGGTGGCTTCAGATACCCCAAGGCGTGTATCTAACTGAGACACCAGCGTCTGTGTATATGCCTGAAGTTGCGTCTGCGCCAGCTGTCCTAATATTCTAGCCCTCACATCAGTGGAAGCACTAACTATACCAGCTTGAATCTGTGTAATACCTACCCCAGTTCTCATAGACTCACTATATGCTGTGCTAGTAGCCTGCAGATATTGAGCTACCCCTTCTGCGTATGTCTGCATAAACATTGGCATAGTACTCAACAGTAACTTCTCATAAGAATTTCCAGATAGCTGATAAGCACTCAGATAATCAGCAAATCTAGCCTGCTGTGTTCTCATATACTCCTGTAGTATAGACATAAATACTTGACCGAAATGTGCTAGACTCGCTTGAGACAACTGAACAGTAATCTGCGTCTGGAAGTCCGATACTCCCTGCTCGAAGTCACTCTCAAGTAATGCCATACCTATTACGAAGGCACTACTATTTACGGCATTTATATCAGCCATACCACCAGAGAATCTATTAACACTTCTTAAGTGAGTTCTTAACTGTCTACGTCTGTAAGATGATACAAGACTATTAATCATGTCGCTGTTGACAGCATCTAAGGCGCACTGCATAGCTATATTTATCTCGAGAGCAGCCTGTTGAAGAGAATATGTAACAGCCTCTGACGCATCTCCAGATATCTGAGGATTTATAGCTGCTATAATAGCAGCCATCCCGGTCAATGCCTGGGTGCGAAGACCAGACTCCCCGTTAGAGGCTATATCAGTTCCAGTAGATTCTGCTAGGTTAGTAGCGTGCTCAGTTGCTGCAATAGCAGTACTTCTAACAACAGGCTCCAATGCAGAAATAAGACTCTCTGCATCATCCTCACTAGCTCCCTGCATGATACCAAGCATAGTGGCTACGGACGTTTCAGCACTTGTAAGAAATGCCTCGGAGTCGTCCTCTCCACCATTATACATGTTATCTGACACAGTCTCCCCAAGTATACCAACGCTATTCGCTATGTCTAACACCTCGCTAGCACTATTAGCCCTAGCGGCAGCTTCAGCAGCCTCAAGTCTATCTACAGCTAATGCGTTCGAAACGCCCTCTGCCTCACTTACTATACTTAATGCAATAGCCTTAGCTGCATGAAGAGCAGTCATAGCTGTAGTACTATCCTCTTCGGCGGCGTTATACACCGCATTCCCAGCAGTCTCCCCGGGGGCATCTACTCCAAGAACGTCCGTGTCAGCTTGAATTACAGCTGCCCCTGCATCTACCTTAGCATCATCTGCAGCCTGTGCCATTAAGTCTGCCATGTCACTCTTTGCTTGAGATGAAGCAGAACTCATAGATAATGATGTAGCGCTATCACCCTCCGATATACCAGCAGCCTTATCAATAGCCATATCTATTGCATCATCAAACACGTCGCTAATGGCTGCTGACGCTGTAGTGACCACATCACCGAACGCTGTGTCAATAGATGCCATGTCATCTACTGCATCTTCTCTAGCAGATACAACAACTTCATCTGCCAGTATCTTAGCAGATACATCAATCCCCGCTACAGCCCTATCAGACTCATTCCTAGCGCTATCAGCGGCACTAGCTACGGCAGTTGCTGTAGAGGCAGCCCCAGTTGCATCTACTTTAGAGAACGCAGTGTCTGCCTCGGCCATATCCTCATCTGCATCACTTCTTCTACCAATGACAGCTACATCCGCTAATGCTCTAGCTGCAGCCTCTGCGTCTTCATACACAGTGCTAGACAAGCCTACAGCAGTAGCAGATATATCCCCTGCCAGTTCCTTTCCTGCTGTTACAGCACTAGCCCAGGCTGTTGATACACCTGATAGTGCCTGAACTATAGAATTAGCCATTATACTATTAAATGTAGCTTCCACATCCATCCCTGGAATCTGCCCATCTTGGTTAGCCTGTGCAGCGGTCAAGAATGAAGACCAGTCGCCTATATCAGATAAACCACCTATATCGTTCCCAAAGGCATTAATAGATACCTCTATTGCAGATAGCGCATCATCTGGGTCATACCCTGAGACTCCCTCGAAGGGATTACCGCCAGCTGCTGTTAAGCCCTCATTAAACAAGAAACTTAAAACACTTGGATTAGCATTATAGTCAGTTACGTCTATCTTACCTGATGTTATCCAGTTTGCGTCAGCTGAATCTAATCCCATTAGAAGAAGTCCATGCGCATTCTTCTGATGCGCTGCCATATCTGCAGAGCTAGTCGCTCCACCACCAGAGGCCATACTATACCTCCCACGTAAGTTGCCTGACGTTCACTTGAGCGCCAAGACTTTGTGCAACTTCCACTACTCTATCCACAAGAGTAAACGCAATTAACTTGATACACCCTTCCCTTTTAGCAAAAGCTTTTAGTGTAGCAAGACCGTCCTTCCATAGAGGGTCGGGTATAAACTGAAAGCCATAAAGGCTATAAATTAATAAGTTCTTAGTCTTTGTCATGGCTTCTGTTGAGAAACACGTAGTGCCAATAGCATAAATAACTGTTTTGCTATCAACCAAATCAGTAAGAAGCCACATTTGACTAGTCCCCTGCGTTAGATGCTGCAGGATACTGTTTAAGCTCTCATCTGTAACATCCATTTGGGGAACTAGCGCCAGTCTTATTGGCTCTTTAACGCCAGGCCACGCCTGTGCTATTTGATTAGGTGTTAGCTGCACCAGCATATATACCTCTCACAGTTCTACGTCCAGATGTTTGCCAGTGTACATTAATGTAGTCTAGTTCAAACCTATCATAATTATCGGTGCCAATAGCAATACGGACATCCAAAGCAGTTATTTGAACATGAGCAAATCCCTCAGGATTAACAGGTATCCAAGGCGTCCGTATCCAATCATCTTTCTCATTATACCTAAAGTCAACAGCTACATACACATTATCTGTTACACTACAGCCAACCTCGACTGTGGTTATAGTTTTCATGTCTCTATAGTTGAAGTCTATAATATCAGTAACAGCTACTACAGCAGTGCTATCATCAGTTGATGAAACGCCAACAAAATAACCAGACACATCATGAGCCCCAGTTATATGCTGAGGATTTCTTCCAAGCCCTTGTGGTGTTAGCACAAGAGAAGTAGAACTCCCTGATATATAATACTCATCATGCTCAGCATCCCACGATATAACCATTTCTCCAGTTAATATATCAGCTATATACTCCTTATAGCCTAATTTGCGCAGACTGTAGTCATTTCCAAGCTTCCAGATGTTGCCAGAACTATCGATAAGTACGTGCCCCCATTCGCTGCCACCGACGGCTCCTCTTGAAGCAATGCCGAAATCTGCCACTCGCTGAAGCCCATACGTCGGATAGGGCTCAATCGTTGGCACGAGGACTGCGATTCCATCCGCTCCATAAACTGCCACTCCCTTCCCTAATGGCTTAACACAAAGGACTGAGCCCTGCCAAGGCATAGGCATGAAGCCAAGCTCATTACGTTTGAATAGCTCAAGGAAAAACTCTTCATCATACTCGTCTGGCTCATCTTCCTTAACCATACCATCCTTTGATAGCCCTGGAGAGAATGGAAGGAGAATATCCCCTCCACCTATTGAGCTCCAGTAGACAAAGTTACTACCAATATTGCCAATGTCAGTAGAGGTACTATACGGAAGACTAGCTAAGTATTTAAGCCAAGTGCCTTCCCAGTCCTCACTAAATAACTGTGTCGGGGTAAAACCTCCAAGGATAAGTCTCCCTCTACTAGCACATCCTGTCTGAACTGATATAGTGTCCTGTACATAGGTGATAGCCTCTTCATCGAACATAGTCTCTGTTCCAAGCTTAAATACAACACACTCTCCATTGAATAGAAGCCAGCCTTTACCGAGGTCTGCGCAGTGCCAGACTCCTCCGCTGGTAATACCCTTTACGTCCGCTGGGCTATTAAGGTCATACGTAGTATAGGCAGCTCCTCTCGTCCATGTATCTCCCTCAGTGACTGTATATACTTTATCAGCATATACAAGTAGAGTCTCAGACGCGGTTCTTATAAGCTGAGGGAAAGGCCACTCTTTAAAGTGGTCTACTTCAAAGGGATTAACACAGCCAGTGCTAGCTCTCAGCCCAAACTCCAGTGGCTTCATTGCCTGGCACTCTGTAAGGAACTCAACATTCCTCCCAGAGTCACTCCTCGAACGTAGTCCCTGCGTCAGTGCCTTCCGCACTATCAGTTGGTATTCCTGCAATGGATTCCTCTACTATGTTAATTAGTTCAGGTGGAACCAATAGTTGTTTAGCAGCCTGCTCTCCCTTTCGCTTGGCTGCAATCTTGCTCAGCGTTCTGTGATACTCCACCACAGCATGTTTACGCTGCTCTCTGACCTTATGGCTTCTATAAGGCCTATTCAGAAACTCATGCATCTTAGCCCTCCATCTCCATAGTATAAGCATCGGACGCTTCAGCAATCTCCTTGCTGATACTAGCAAGATATTTCTGTACTCTATTTTCCCAGTCGCTTGCTCCCTGCGTATTTCTGTATGTAGTCTCCATCTCACGAAGCGCTGCATAAGTGAGAAGAAGAGGATGTTCTTCGCTCCAATAGTTGGCATCACTATTTTCTGTTAAGGTCTTCTCATAGAACTTTCCATAAACTCTAATATTAACCCCCGTGTCCGTTGGAGGCATTACTACGATTCCCATAGTTGCCATACTCGGAGATGTTCCCTGATTCCTTGGGTCTCGATGGATTGGCTCTCTTGCCCACATCAGCGGAGTTCCAGACTCAGTCCCTGTTAATTCTGGATAATCTTCCAGTAGTTCCTCATAGTCCCTAGCAGGCTCAAGCTTTATCCACTCTCCATCAGAGTTCTCCCACCAGACCCTTAAGACTGCTCTGCAGTCGAGCAGCTGAATCTGACAGGCATCTGTCGCAAGACCTCCAGTGTAATATTTCAGTGCTCTATCCTGATCTCCCTCCATATCGAGAACCCTACTCGCTGCATTGATAAAAAAGTCAGCTCCATTATCCACAGCGGCGGTCGCTCCATCAGTGACCAAGTCATATCTACCACTAAACTTAATTACTTTTTGTCTAACAATTAAGAGAGACATAATAACCTCCAGAGGGAGGTTTCAAGCCTCCCTCTAAGGAGTTAGTTGAACTTCGATTACACAGCGTTGTCTTTACCTACACCGTTAAGATATCCGGTGGTTTGGGGGAAGTGAACTTCCAGACCGCATTCAGTGAGGTATCCTTCCTGTCTACCATCAAGACCAGGCCCACCACCCTTGCCATAAAGTACATCAGGTTCGAATCTAGTATCCGTAACATAGCGATACTCAAGATTCGCTGGCTCAATAAGAACCATCGAGTTGCGGTTGGTGTCTTCATAAGAAAACAGTGGATGTGTCTGGAAAGTAATTGCACCGAAGGGATTTGTCCATTCAGTAACATGGGCTCCCCAAAGTGTAGTCTTAGGAGTCATGTTCCAGGTTCCAATGTCTTTTGCTAGTTCTTGAATACCCAGCAGTGCACCAGAACCACAGAATGCAAGACGCTCTCTCGAGCCGTATCTGAAGATTTCCTCCAGATGCTCGTCTATCCACTTGTCACCTGCTTCCAGCCAGGTTTTACCTGCATAAGCAGTTGCTGTGTCAAGACTGAAGTCTTGAACTGTTCCATAGGTCTTAATAAAAGACATAAGACCTGCAGTAGCATATTCAGGCTTTCCATTCGAACCAGTACCAGAATAGAGAGTAGACCACAACAGTGCCTTCTCAATCCCGATGCCGTGCATTTCAAGACAGTCCTTCTTAGCTTCCGTATAAGGGTCAGCCGTTCTGAACTGTGTCTCCATTACAGTACGGGAAAGGTCAAGAGCATCACGGAAGATTTGAGTGTAATTCTCAAACTCTGTAGGTCCTTGGGAGATTGCCTCGGGTCTGGTAGAGCTCTGAGGATTCATGTTGCCGATAATCATAATAGTATCGGCAGGTGAAACCGCTGTTCCGAGGTATTTGCTGTTAGTAGCATCGTTGTCGTCAGCTTCCAAAAGTCTGACAGCAACAGAGCTACTGGAGCCATTCAGCGTTACATTGGTTACCTTCCCAGTGGTATCCAACGCATAGTTGCTGGCATCCCTCAAGAGGACCTGATGTCCAGCACGAAACAGCTTTGCGCCGGCCTCGGCCATCTTCACAAAGATGTTAACGCCAGCACTCGCACCCGCTGCATACGAAGTGAGATATGTCGTCTGCAGTAGTGAGTCAGAGTAAAGACCTGTAATAGCAGCTCGCTGTGTATTCAGGGTCTTCGTCCACCAATGATAGTGGAACTCTGACTTCCTTGACTTCATCAAACTTGTGAGACCGGTAAGAGGCATAGAGCCATTGGGGAAAAGTCGGAGAATTCCAGCTCTCCAATCCCCAGGGACTTCGTTGCTTACCACATCACCAGTCGCACGCATCCCTACAAAATAAGTATCAGCCATTTTGGCTATCCTTTAAAACAAGTAGATATTTACTGCTTTCCGCAAGCTCTAGCTAATGCTATGCTGGGATGCTCCTAAAAAGGAGCTTCGCCCCAGAGACGCTCGAATGTATCTAGAGACAGCTCCGAGGCATTAAAAGCCTGACGGTCAGCTGCTTTGTCCACTCCTGGCTTATAGACAGGCTCAGGGGGTTTCTGGAGCTTTACGTCAGTAACTATAACTTTATGCTTAACGGGCATTACAGTCCTCCTTACGATGGATTCTGCTCATAGCCCTTGCCGCTCATGTCAACGCCAATAGCACCGTCAGCAACTATACCGTTCCTTCCAGCGCCACACCAGTCAGCCCAACCTGCAAACCCGCAGTTGTGTAGGAAGATACCACAGTCATTCTGTGCATCACCTACCACAACGGAGGTAAGAGTTGTAGGCCCACCGGCAGCGTTGAAGTTCAAGAACACACAGTTGTCAAACTCTGTCCAACCGTTCATGGTTGCAGCACCTTGAATATTGATACCTCCACGACCATTATCGTTGGACTTACTGAGAATTCTGCAGTCCTTGAACAGGTTCTGACCTTGTGCTGCAGTCGAGAACATAATAGGAGCGTTAACACCAGTTGAAGGTGTATGAGCAGTTCCGTTCGAGCCGAAAGTGCACTGCTCAAACTCACACTCAGACACCCGTAAGTCCAATCCGCTGCAATTAGCAACTGCAGCCGGCACTGTACTCGCACCATCATTAATATGGCAGTGCTTGAACTTGTTGCGGTGGCCACTTACAATCAGCGTGTTCAAGCATGTATTTGCAGTACCCTCATTGGATATGCAGATATTCCGCCACTCATTGTTGCGGCCTGATAGGGTAATCATGGAAGCAAGATCGGCAGTAGTCGCTAATAGCTTCACACGGTTGAAGAAACTTAGCTCTGCGCCAATCCCAACCATTGTGATTCCATACTTTGTCCACGCCAGCGCTGCATCCATTGTGTACTCATACGCCGTGCCAGAAATGCCACGAGAGAACAGAGCTATCCCATCCCCTCTCCCAGTCGTGCACTTGTTATATGTGGCTAGGAAAGTGCTCAGTGGCGCATCTGGGTCATTTCCACTCCTGCCATCACTCCCATCACAGGCATCTGCAAAAAACCAGGTGCCGTGGATAGGAGGAAGCTGTGAGTAAATAAACTTCTTGCTTAAGGAAGTCATTGCAGATCTTCGAACCATCTTAGACCTCCTTATGAACCGATGTTGCCGGTTGAGTGATCGAGGTAGAACCAATGGATACCATCACTGTACACAAGACCTCCACGATTTACAGCCTTGATAACGACATCCACGAAGTCTGTCTCATCTCCCTTATCAGTGATGGTAAGGTCATTACTTCCTCCATCGGTCTGCAGATGGAAGGTGAAAAACATTCCAGCTGCTTCGGCTACAGGAGGAAGAGTGGCTGTGATAGCATTGGATGTAGTGTTATAAATATTAACACGGTCATCCAAACCCACTGCATGTGTAGTAGCAGTGATAATGCTAACCGTCAATCTTCCAGCCAGTCCGCCTTCGGCTGTTTGCTGAGCTTGAGGCCCAGCTGAAGAGATATTCATCCTTTTCCTTTCGATAACTCCCGCCAAAAATTGGTAGGAGTTTAAGAGTTATGTTGCTTCACATATGAATGTTACATTTACAGAACCTGAAAGCGCAGCACCATCTGTGTAAGCTCCAATGCTTTGACCAGTAGTAACCGCTGTTGGTGTATCGAGGGTTAGAGAGTAGACAGTCCCAATGGAACCAGTTCCAATGGTTAAAGTCTCAGGGTCTGCTGCCCCTCCATTTACATTAAAAGACAGTACTACATTAGTGTCCCCATATGCTACGATAGCAGCATGAATAGCCACTATATTTAAAGCACATGGAGCTACTGTATAACCCTTGGTGGCAGCACCCAGTGGCACTACTGGAACCACAAGTCCAAAGCGGTTTCTAACAGGCGTAGCATCTGATTCTGTCACTCCATCTTCCACATGAAGATTTCCTGAGACAGCCAGTGCCCCTGTAATAGAAACATTACCTGCAACTTTTAGGTCGTTCTTGCTCACTATCTCGCCAGCAACGGTTACAGTGCCTCCAGCTTCTGTAATACTAATAGTCATTTACTACTCCTGTGTTCTATGAACTGTTAAAACAAAACCAGCTGCAACGTTGTTAGCTACAGCATCTTGGGTATTTACTACTATTTGAGAACCAACTGAGAATCTTGCGTAGCTCCTGTTTAGGCTTTGTGCTGAGTCTACCTCTCCTTCAGCTGCTGCGTCAGCGATTGTAACATCAAGAGTGGCCATATCAGTACCATCTATAATAACTCGGACTGTCCCTCCACTAGCACCAACGGCTGCCCAGCAGACAGTCTGAATCTTTGAAATACAGCCCTGGTAGGGTGTAATGAAGTAGACTCTGTTATGCACAGTTCCAATATCTGTAAGTTTTCCACATAGATAGAGCGTGTTATCTTCCTCTGATGTGATGCTTCCACCGACATTGATATCCTCAGATGCGGTTACACTTCCATTAATATAAGCATCATCCTCTATTATAGCACCAGCACACGTAACTGCGTTTACGCACATCAAATCATTATCATCAGTAAGCACAAAGCCCATAGTGGCTAAGTCCACAACGCTATTCATATGTGCCTCCTGCTATACGTGGCTGGATTTCTATGCAGATTACACCAGTTAGCACTGCTACATTGACTGTATCAACATTAGCCACAAAAGATGACCCAACTCCAACAGAGCATGTCAGCATATCTTGTGCATCTCTAGTATCGAACGTAATAGTCTGTTCAGCGTCTGCTGCAGTGCCTGATGGGTCAAACTCAGATGTAGCGCGCTCACCCTCACTGTTATAGAAGCCTATTACTATCTCAGCTCCGGTATCAGAAATCTTTGGTATAAAGTGGGCAGTTATCACCTTCCCAAATACTGGGGACAGAAATACAAACCTATCGGTGGTCTGAAAGTCCATTAAGTGAGATGACAGCACCACCGGAGAACCTATCTTCCCGCCCCTCAGACTATCGCAACTTGCTGCGCCATGAATGGTACAGTTACCAAGAATGCAGACTGAGTCACTTGATGTCAGGCTCTTAACACTAAGTGATGATGCCTTAACCTTCATCCGCTCATCGCTAAGAGCTACTTTATATTGACTAATAATCATTGCTACCTCAAGTTAAGCATCTTTCCAATGTCGCTCTTAATAGTGCCCTTCTCAGTTGGAGTCGGAGCTCCGCCTCTCTTACCAGCAGCACTTCCAGGGGCAAAGCCAGGTTTCTTCCCACCAGGCTTAAGAGACAGGTTAGTTCCACCTTTCGCCTTCAACTTCAGTCTCTTTCTAGCCTCCGGGGCTAAGTCCTTCAGAAGCTCATAAGGGTCTTTACCTAAATTCTTACTCAGTAACTCCATATATATCTTTGCGACTGATGCCTTATGCGGAATGAGGTCGTCATTTGCCCTATAGAACTCCATCGCCGCTGCTTGATTTTGCACTTCCACGGCCGCAACCTTTGTTACTATTCCAGGCAATATCCTAAGCATCTGCTCAATCGCCTTGTTGTAGCCATGATCTGCTGCCTTATGCAATGCCTTGTTAAACTTTACCTTGTCTGTAGTGACCTCATCAATATCACTATCACCGATGAAGTCAACTTCTGGAAGAGCTTCTGGTTGGTCTTCTTTAGGCTCCTCCTGAGTTCTAGCCTCATTGATCTTCTCCACTATTGGCTGAAGCATTTCTCTTAAGGCTTTCATAGTGACTGGAGCATTTTCATCCTCAACTGGTGCTTCCCCCGCAGCAGCCTCTCCCTCTCCCGCTTCTTCTCCCTCAGGCTCTGAGCCCTGCGGCTCTTCGCCTCCAGCATCTTGTGTCTCATCCTGTACAGTGTCCGTCTCAAGCTCTTCCGAAGTCTGGGCATCTGTGTCACCTTCTTTCACTTCTGGCTCAACATGAGCAATACCGAGCATTGCTGCTAGGTCACTCTGCTGACTCTTGTCCATCAATACTTCCTGACTCATTACGAACCTCCTCTAATTTAGCTTTCAAAGCTGCTGGAAGATTTAACAGGCATCGCATTATATGAGATTCAGCCTGTATGTAAGTTATATCCTCTCTCTCATAGCCTTCTCCCATTATTTCTAGGGAATCTCTGCGATTAATCAGCCATGATATAAGAGTATTTCTTATATCCTGCCAGACCCTATTCGACTCAAACTCATCAATGTCATGAATAGTTGAGAATATATGGCTAAGATCTGTATCTTCAAGCTCCGCCTTTAGTAACTGCTGGCATACCTGGCAGTTCACTTGCTTGCTCCATTGGAATAATGTTACCGGCTTGTAATTGCTGCTGTACTTGAGCATCTTGCATAACTTTAAAATTAGGATTAACAAATCTGCTAAGGTCTTTAGCTCCAGCTAAGCGAGCCCAGTGCTGAAAGATTCTAACTACATCGAATTGTGCAGCGAGCTGCGGGTTAGTGGAGATAGTCTGAAGCATCATTTGCCAGGCGTTTGGGTCTCCAGCACTTGGCAGCGAACCATCGTGCATCTTCAAGTCGAAGTTAACTGCTATATCAAGAGGCCCAACTAACACATGGGACTGGTCTCCGAACTCTGCTCTTAGCTCCTCCTCATACTCTCCTGCTATTGCTACATACTGCTCCTGAGTCATAAACTGCTGGGTGTGAGAAGCTATCATCATTCCAAGAGGGTTAATAGCTTGTAATGCAGCTATTCTTGCAGCTCTTTCAAGCCTTGTCAGGGCTGCTCCTCTATATCCCTGGAACTCGGTAGCAGTTATACGCTCTCCATGCCTTTGAATACCGCCCTGAATACTTGATTCAGACCCCATAACCCTATCGAGGAGTGCTGTAATATGACTAGCATCAGCGAAGTTATTAGCTGTAACATCCAGTACCTTCAGCTGCTCCATGGCTCCCTGCACGCCTCTTCCCCATGCTTGCTTACGTAAGCGGATGAGCTTTCCAGGAGCAGGGTTTCTTACATCATTAATGTTTATCATCTGAGGGTCTACTACAAACATGTCATTGAGAGACTTCCTTATATTAGCAAATCTGGAGTTAAACTCAAAGTCGATTGCTTTCTGTAGACCATAGCTCATCTCAACTCTTGATATAGGAGAAGCACTATATCCATCAAATTCTGGAGCACATACAACAACCGGAAACATTCCATGGTCAAGGTCAAGAGGACTAGCTGCTATAATAATCTGGTCTCCAGCCAACGCAAACATCCACTTCTCCGCTGATGTATGCTGACCTATCCCCCACTCCTTAGGAATCAAGTCAATATACATATAAATGACGTCAATCTTGTGTGTAACTGTGGAGCTATAGCCAGTACCATCCGATACACCATAGCGGTCTCGACTACTTGTTTCCTCGGAAGTGAGGGCACTCTTCCCTCCGATGAACTCTAAATATCGTCCGTTGAAGAACGTAATGGGGTCAGTTGTTTCCTGCCGAAGTAAGTTCATCCTGCTATCTGAGCGAATCCAGCCTACATACTCAGCCCTCTGCACATCCTGAATAGCATAGTTGACATCTGGTAGATAGTTATAAGGGTCAATGTTATACAGCTCACTTCCCTCATAGCTTATAACCTGCTCTCTTTTAACTTCAGTCCCAGTAGAGATAAAATCCCCAGTCATGGAGTTAAAGCCTTGCTCACGTCTAACTCTTCGCCAGCCAGTTCTCTGACACCATACAGGTGTACACACACCAAAGCCATAGGCATTAGAGTCCCTAAGCATTGTGTGAATCTGAAGACCCATTAAGCTACGGTTAGCCTGTAAGTCAATTAGCTTCTCCATTAGCATAGCACCAAGAATATCCTCACTTCCACCCATGCCAGTATAACGAAAGATTGGACTTTCAAGAAATGCTGCTACTTGATAAGATAATATAGTTTCCAGCGCAGCATATGATAGAGGTACTACTATCGAAATAGGCTTACGTGGGTCTTTAGCTCTTAATGTCTCTTCATAATCATCCAGAGGAATAAAGGCAGTAAGTGTCGCATCTATATCTTGCCAACTTGAGTATCGAGCAGACATAGCAGAGCGACTCTCACGGGCACGGATAAGAATCTCACCCTTCAGCTTTTCGTGCAGTTCGCTACCAGGCTCCAGATTCATACCAATAGGATATCTGTACTTAAAGTCACTATTCTGGAGTGCGCCAGAGCCTCTTACTTGCTCTGGATATGGACTGATAGGTATTGGCATTCTACCTCCTAAACCATGCTCATATATTCAAGGGCTGGTTCATTCTCCAGCTCATCATAATCAGCTTCAATATCTTTAGGGTCTTCCGTAGGAGTGAAGTATCTTTCACCTTCTTCAAGAACAAACAGCATCCCAGCTAAGGCATCTATAATATCCCATTTCGCTGGACGAGGCCACATCTTTAGATAATCTTCAAGCTTTCTGCAAGCTTGTTTATTGTGGAAGACATGACCCTGACGATACAGAGGAATCAAGCCAGCACTCCGTTTAGGCCCTGTCTTTGGTTGACGCTCTTTAACTTCCACTATTATATAATGCCTTCCTCTTCTTCCCATCTCATTCTGGAGAGGCTGCAGGATATATTCATTTAGGGATGTAACTAAAGGAGCAAAGATGAGTGCATTAGTACGCTCAGCCATTCCGAACATCTCGTTATAGAGTTCATCGGGCCTCATATGTTTCTCTATTACATCCCTCACATACCAGCGGTTCTTGATGGTATCTACACCAACAGCGACAATCGCTGTATTGGCAGACCCAGTCTTCATAGTCTTGGCTGGGTCGCACAGAATAGCTGTGATAACATTGCTATCATGGTTTAACTCCTGCTCTGTCACTATACCATCATAGTATTGAATACCCCTGAATACTGGGTCAGTCGTCGGAACTGGAAGGTTTCGATGCTCACGAAAGAAGGAAGCTAGCATCCCAGCACTGTCATACTCGTCTCTTAGCGCTATGCACTGCTCATCCGTCATATACTCAAGCCAATTACTCTTATAATTATCATCACAGAGTTCAAAACGAAGCTTAGTCCAACTGGTAAACTGATTCGGGTCGAGCAAGTTGGATAGTAAACTATCCTCATGAAGAACAGTTCCAACCACTATAATACGCCAATTTTGACTGTAATCAACAGTATTTCTTAGGGCACTCATAAACCAGTCTTTTAGCTTTCCCCTTCTTTCTTCACTCTCTACTGCCTCATCATCGTCAATATCGTCAACTATAAACAAGTCAACGCGATGGTCTCTAAAGATTCTACCCCGAATCTGCTGACCTGCACCTCGAGGAAGTACTTTAATTCCGCTGTCTGTAACCCACTCGATAGTGCTGAAGGAGCCCTGCTCATCACCAATAGCTCTTGAGCGAATAGGCCCAAAGATGTCAGTGATGTCAGTATTTGTAAGTAGCTCACTCTTCAGATTCTCAGAGAACTCAATCGCGCTAGAGCCTGTTGCGCTGATTGGAACTATGTAGTGGCGATCCTGAAAGAGAATCTTCTTAGCCGGATAAGCCTTGTTGATAATAGAAGTCTTTCCCCAACCTCTCGGAAGGGCGATGACAAGCTTCTGAATACTATCATCGTCAAGAGCCTTGAAAACAGCCATGTGAGCCTTCGAGAATGGTCTCGTGAAAGTCCTCGGCATAAAGACCTTACAGAAATAAGCAGTGTCTTTATAAGCCCGAAGGAGAATTTCTTCAGTCTCGGCATCAATTCCAACAGGCATGTAGAGATTAGTTTCCATTTATTCCTTACTCCTACCAATTTTTGGTAGGAGTTATCCTTCTGTGTGAGTCCAGCTTAGTGTCGTCGCCACGTTGTTGACTAGAACAGTGACCGAGCCCGCAAGAATTCCGCTGATTTGAGCCGCCATGCTTGTGCCTCCTGCTAGAAGCGCGTCGATAGTGGTAGCCTCAGTAGAGCTCAAATCATCCATCTCTGCATCCCACTCAATCGCCCTGTTATTAACAGCGATGAGTTCATCCACAAGGTCTCTGACCTTACGAAGAATCGTGTCTCGAGAGCTTGTTGTTATAGCTACAGCAGCCATTTAGTTACTCCGCAAGGTGAGCATTGGTTAGAAAGTAAGGATTACCGGCAGAGTCATCCACAGATACATGACCATCTCCATCCCCACCTGCATTGTCATGGAGAATCCCAACAATCTTGTCTGCAATAGTAGCGCCACCACCCGTTGTCGTAGTGGCAGGACCTATACCCGCCAGAATTGCATTACACGAGTCTGTAAGATCTCCAGAGGTCAACGATGTCTTGTTAAGTGATACATCCTGCTGATAGACCATCTCATTAATTGATACCATCTGGTTTACAAGACGCATAACTTCCTGTAGAACAACTCGTCTCTTTGATGCTTTAGTTGCTGTCGCCATTCTCAACTCCTTTAGTAAATAAACCTTGTTAGCGCCCTAACATCACGCTTGTCACATCCACAGCCCTTTAGGGTCGCATTAGTACCAATAACTCTATCATCAGCATTCTGTTTTCTAACTCTTATATAAGAATATACTATTCCAGGTGCGCATACTGGCATATTAAAAGGCGGACTACTAAGCTTAAAGACATGCTTAAAACCATCATGATAACCCGCTGCAAATCCACTTGCATAGCCATCCACATAATCCTCTGGGTATCCATCACCATAGTCTTCTGGGTCTCCCACTCCATGATTATCCTCATAGCCTTCCATGAATCCATCAAGATATTGATCTATATAGTCAGGACCTTTGCCTCCCTCTTTATGAGCGTCATCAGCGGCATCTTTACCAGCATCTTTACCATCACTATATCCATCATCATGCCCCTCATCATAATCATTAGGGGCTTCTGCACCTAATTCAGAGTCATATATTGGATTATCGCCATGGTCGTCAGGCTCTCCGTAATCACTTCCTTCGGCAATGCCATCCGCAAGACCTTCAACTGGGTCATTAGTTGCATCAACTACAGGCTCAAGTAAAACTGGTATAATTTCATAAGTATCATCAGGAAGTTCTCCAGAGTCAAATGTCCCATCTGGGGCAATAGGAACATGCACTATAGGAAGGTTTGGGTCTTCTGGTATTAGATCCACTATTACAGTATCAGGTTCCGGAGGGTTGCCGTTAGGATCTACAATCTTCCCCTCTATACCTCCTCCATCATTTGGTCCTGTACCTTCACTGGGTACTTCCTCAAGAGGAACTATATCACCATTACCTGCTTGATTACTTTGCATAACATCAACATTAACAGACTCACTGAGCCCGTCTAAAACCAACTCTCCAACCGCGTCGCCAGGACTGAAAGGTATATCAATCCACTCACCTCCGTCAACTCTATACCACAGTGCAACGGCATTACAAGTTAAAGGTATAGACCACATAACAGAATCCCGAAAACTCCCGACCTTATAAGGTGCAGGTGAAGTAAAGGGAGTTGCACATGCTATAGGTACATCAACTCTTATTGTCTCCCTAGTATATGTCTCTGTTACAGCCGGAACCGTTATTACAGTTTTGGTAGCTGGGTCATACTTCTTAAATGCTGGTCTAGTTGCAGTAAAAGTAAGAAAGCATTTTATATGCTCTCCAGGTCGTGCATAATCTACTCCCTCGGACGTCCGACTCCCTGATATTATCTTTGCATCTACGTGAACACTATCACTAATGAAAGTTGCCCAGACTTGTACCTCACATGAATTACATGCATCACATACAGGCATACTATATCTACCGCTAGTAGTCCTATATAATCTATTGCTTATTGATAAAGTCATAACAATAGGTGTAGCCATAACAATCCTCACGCACAAACAAAAGTCTGCAAATATCCATCACCACTTGCTGTATCGACAAACATAGCTACTGGAGTAGAGCCAAGTGCACTCAGTACACAACCAACACTAATAGCAGCAGCACCATTACCTGATATTACACTTCCAACTAATGCTGGAGTATCATCACATAAAAACAGTTTGAATGTGCCAGCACTTGTATAACGATAAGACCCTACCATATTATATTCTGATACTTTAATAAGACCTGGATAACCACTGGTTACAGTCTCCACACCAACAGGGTCACCTACTGTAACTGTGTGGTCTTCAAGCAAGGTCAACTTACGTAGTGCAAACCTAGTACCACCCGTACCTGCTGCCGTATAAAAAGCTATACATGTTGGAATAGCGACGTCCAATAATCTTACAAGTCCACTGGAACTTCCAGCATATAACACAAGCTTGGTTCCGAGAGCAAGAGTCCCTACACCATCATCATAAACATCAACAGCAGTGAATACATGGGTAGCATCTACATAATCGTCAAAGATGACCAAGCAACGAGATGTACTTGCCTTCACAAGTGCCAACCCTGGAAATACAGTTCCACTTGGGACTGCTCCAAGTACTATAGGGTTTAAAGCAATCTCCAGACTATAGTCTGAATTTACTTGATGTGTTCTGATGCTTGTTGCATTACTTGCAGTCACTGTTTGGAAAAACTTGCCAAAAATACCATTGACTCCTGAAAGGTCTTCGAGTATGGCTCCGTACAGATTAAGACTGGAACTACCAACACCAGCCATAGTAGCCTGACCAGCACTTATATATCCAGCCCTAAAATACCCTTCATTACGACCAGCGAGTTTTAAATGCACTGCGAATACAGTATCACTTACAGCAGCGATATCTACATATGCACTGCCTTTATTTTCGAACCATACAGCAGGATCAAAATCAGCTGAACTAGTTGCAAACGGAACTGCTGTTCCACTTGGGGTAGCTACACCATCCACAAGCGTAACCGCCTGTACAACTGGTGCAGTTGTAGTATCAGCAGAATACACCATCACACCCAAAGTAGCAGAAAGCGCTCTTAATGCAAACGCTCGATTAGTCGAATTCATAGGACTACTTACTAAAACCTTTGCACCTTCTGTAATAGAAGTAAAGGCTGTAAGAGTAGCAGCAAAATTATTACTTGCAATACTTTCCCTATCCACCTCAATTTCCAGTGTAGCAGGGTCAAACTCATAACCCACCTTAACAGGTGTAATCGTCTTAGCACCATCTATAACAGGAGCAAATGAATAGTCACCATCTTCGTCAGTTTCTACATCTTCTTCCCCAGTCATACTTACTGTCACCTCTGCAAGAGGAACACTATCTACAGTGATATTCCCGCTCACAACTACACGTTCTCCAACAAAGTTACATTCAACATTACTACCAGCTATTGTTTCTTCCAACGAGGTAAACATATAACCGTCTTTATCGGGAGTGACAATAACATCTCCATCATATAAGAAGTAGACAGTGTAATCTCCACTTGCGTCTGTAGTAGCACTACCTTTGTATGCACCAGTTATAGAGATTAAAACACCTACTATAGGTGCATCAAGGTCATCCACCACATTGCCATATACAGTCCGCACACGAGTATTCGTTGCAGAAGGTGCTATCACAATAGTACCTACATCTGCATAACTACCACTTACTTCAACAGAAGTAGGCTCACTTATACACCCTCTATCCAGCGGCTCACTATGAGACCTATGAATATCCCTTATAATGACAAGCTGATTATCCTCGTTTGTCTGAATAGTATGACGTGTCAGAATAGGGTCACCTATCTTACATACACAAATCATCAGGTTGTAGCCTCTCTAGATAGTGTCACATTACCTTGGACAATTCTATAAACAATAGCGTCACCAGCGGTATATGCCTCTACATCATAAATCGCGCGCACGAAATCCAGGGACTCTGTATCTTCTGGTAACATAGCTATAAGAAACACACCCTCTGCACCTGGCTTAGATATAGTGATAGTGCCAGAAGCACCTTCAGTCGATGCATAGTATTCAATAGAACCTATAGTCACACGTATTGTCATACGTAGAGAATAAGGAGATAAATCAATAGGACTTCCACTGGAGTCCTCCCATCTGAAGTATCTTTCAAACGTTGAGCCTTGCTCAATCACAAGATCCCATCTTCCAGCTAAGTCCATTATTTTGGCCTCCATCTTGCTTCTACAATAGCGAGAATTGTTGTCACTTTAGTATCAACGGTGACAATTTTCTGGTCAAGGGTCTCGAGGCGAGACTCAAAGAGTTTATCCTGGGCCTCATGTCGAGTGTCACACTGTCCGGGGGTTACACAGCTCCCACTATTCTTATTATGCCATAGTCTTAATAGTGCCACAGTAGCAGGACCTCCTATTCCAAGAATGGCCAGACCTACACCTAAAACAGATTCAGGATCTGCCATTATGCCTCCGGAGGTTTACCAGCACGGTCTGCAACAGAGTACACACCAAAAGCACCTGCTATAACATTAACAACAACTACCAACGGAAGACCGATGTAGGGCACTATCATTGTTATTGGAACTAGATTATTAATAACAATAACAGCAATAGACCAGTTGGTCTTTTTCTGATACCACTTTCGAGACGCTCCCATTTGGACTCCTTTCAACTCCCGCCAAAAATTGGTAGGAGTTATGTTATTGAATGCCACTAATTCTTAATGGTGATGTTACACCCGATACCTTCGCAGGAGCACTAACACCTGATACTTTACCAGCAAAACCAGGCGGTGTAAATGTTATTGATAGATAAGGTTCCTTGCCAGATGTTCCAGAACCATAGAAAACAACATATTCTTCATCTTCTGGTGTTGTGAATATATAATCCCTTTTTGATATTGCTGCCATCTTGAACGTACTATTCTTTTTAGCAAGAATAGCAGCAAGTCCGGCAGCATTGAAGTAAATGGTATTCCAGTCAAGCGCAAAACCGTTTGAATTCCATACATCATTTAGAATCGTACCATTATGTGTCATAGCTGCTCGTCTACCGTCAAATACAATAAAATCATCCGCACTAACAGGTGCCGTGTAAGTAGATGTATGTAAGTATATCTCAAAATCTACTATAGAGCTATTAGACATACCGTAAAACATAAATGTTGCTGAATTAAGCGCACTCATATTTGGTATCGCAAAAGAACCAAATCCCCTATAATATTTGTAATAAGTGGCGGATAAATATGTTCCAACATACCAAGATGTAAAATAACTTGATCCATCAGAATCTCTGGCAACGTCACTATTTGTGTCAGGAGGACCGTAAGCACTTCCATCTCCAGTCGCCGTCACACTCGTCGGGTCAACTATTACAGGAAATACGTCACTACCATCAAATGTAACTACATATGTAAGGACATCCTTAACGAATGTTGCATCAATCTTAACATCTTTTCTATTACTATCCCAAGCTGTAGGCTTCGGTGTATCAAACATATAAGCACTATTAGCACCCTTAAAGGTTAGCTTCTGTTCACTCTCATTCCAAACAACTGTTGCATTTGTCTCAAGCGTCCATGATAACTTCGTTATCTTATCATCAACAAGTGTATATTCTTCTTTAACCCCAGTATTACCAACACTTCGCTCAACAGGAATAGCTTTTGTAACATCATCAGGAATCCATTTGACATATCTACTCTTAGCAACAATCTCACCTGTTTCACTATCATACTGAACAAGCGGAGCGCCACTTACTTCATAATGATTACTTGAGTACACCTTTGCTTGTAACTTTCCATCAGCGGCTTTACTAACTTCTATGTTGTCATATTTTGACAATACCTCTCCAACAGCAGCACTTTTTGCTGCGTTAGACAAATCACTATCGGAGAGCTTCTGTGCCCATACAGGGATACACATTAATAATAGTAATAGTAAAAGCTTCTTCATGGAGTTGGCACCTCAACAAGAGTCCAGTCAGATCTGAAATACATTATATCTGTCCCAATACAATACCCAAGGACTTGAACTTGATCTGCTGCACCGGTTGGAGCCGTTGTTGTTGGTAATCCTGGGGTATTTCCAACATACACAAGAGCACCTTTTGTCTGAACAGTTGTCCAATCGCTCTCACAGATATATCCCGTCTGCAGGAACAATCCATAAGCATCAGCACCTATAGATGCAAGTGCCATTACAAGTCCAGGCATTGTTTCAACAGAGTCTGCATCAGCTTTAGCATACTCCCCATCTGTGTTCATAAAACACACATTACCGAATATAAGAGCTTCATGCGCTTTTGCTACTACCAACTGTCCTTGATACTGTCCATCTGTCATATCCCAAGGAGTACCATGACTTACAGTGAAAGAACTATCAGCACTTAAAGTAGTAAACGCTGCTGTGCTTTTAGTATTAGCACCTATCGGTGTCCCATCTATTGCGCCACCATTAATATCAATGTCTGAATGAGGGTTATTCATGGAGTCAGGAAACGCTGACGCAGGCATTGCAGCATTCCAAGTAGAAGAACTTGCTATCTCGTTGTCTGCCCACGGATTTGCAGTATTTACAAGGTTCTCTGCTATAGTTCCATCTGCTATGTCTGTAAGTGTGGCGTCAGCAGCTTGCTTTGTGGTATCACGTGCAATTCCTGCTACAACAGAATCAGGGAAAGCAGCTTTGAGCATGTCATCTGTACCATCAGTGTCCATATTAACACTGTAAGCATTGTAATCTGTACCCGCTTCAAGATTTAAAGTCGCCTTAAGCGTACTTTCGTTAGCATCATCTAAATATGTCTTAGCATAGGTAGAAATATAAGCGTTAAGAGAGTCTATCCACGCAGTCTTCAACAGTCTTAATACTAAGGAATCAGTCATAGCGAGCTTTAAAGCAAACCCATTTGCACCATTACTAATATCACCAACAGCAAGACTTGCATCTTTAACATCAACACTATCAATCGTGGCGTCTCTTATTTCGGTCGTACTAACACTATTAACTGCAAGATCTTCGTTCCCAATACCGTCATTTGTAAAATTAGTAGAATCCATCCATGCAGTTATATTTGCAACAACTGGGTCAGCTGCAAAATTGACATTAGTGCCTGTCAATTTCATCATCCACACACTTGCTTTTGTGCGGAAGTATAAGGTATCTCCACTTGCACGTACATATATAACCGCTAAAGAATCAGTGGTTATAGTCGTCATTGTTCCTACACTATCATTCTGTGCAGTCCATAATCCTGTAATAGGATTCCACTTCAAAATCTTACCATAACTGCCTGTAGTTGGGCTAGCAACCTCTCGCTGGACACCAGTAAGATTATGGGCATTGGGAACTTGGGCATTAGATAGCTGACTAATAAATAACAAGCTACCTACAATTAACCCCACTATAATTAGCGCCCATGTCAGTCTATTGCGCATTAGTCCGCCCTCCTACCTTCCACTTTGCTATAGAACTGAAAAGCGTGTCATTATCTACATATAAACGATAGTAAGTATAAACCGGAGCATAAGGGAAAGTGATAGTGGTGGCAAAAGCAGCACTAGCAGCTGTAACTGTAATAGATGCGTTACCAGAATCAGTATTTATGAAATGAACGGTGTCCTTGGAACCCTGAAGCTGAATAGCGCAATTCGCTGTAGTCTTACCATTTCGGGAAAGGATAAAGTCTACAGAGATAAACTCCGCCCCAGCGACGCTGACAGTATCAGAGTAGCCTGCATAGCTAGCACTTCCAACATCAGTGAATTCCATCGAATCAGCGTTGGAATAAGCCGAAGTCCCATCAATTCTTGATCTTAAGTCAACGACAGCACCAAAGATAGGTTGAAGCTGACAAACTATCAAGCCTGCTAAAACTAAAGCAGGAAATAACCATAACTTTTTCACTTTCCACCTCCAAGATGTCGAGCCATCGAACTACCCTTTTTGTGGTTTCTATACATACCATAGCACTTGCCAGCGGCCTGTTCTTGTGTTAGACCCTCGTTCTTGATACAATGAGCTATACAACGGCTGACATAGTTCTGCTCAGATTCACCTTTCTTTATTTCAGGCATTGATAACTCCCCTCAAGCTCATCCATGTCATAGCCAATAGCAGCGCACATAAAGGCAAGAGCTAAGCAGATGCACAAGATAAAAGGAGCTATCAGCACTGCAATAGAGAGCTGCCCGAGAAGCTTAAAGCGCTGAGTCCAAGGCATATTAGACCTCCCTCTTCTTCACGAAAGGAACAAATGCTACACTCTCACTCGCTCCGCTGTGATGATGAACATAAAGCCAGCCGCCTGGCACTCTCACTACATGCAGATAAGGCCGCTGTTCCAGCACCTCATGCAACTCCAAATCCCAGATATCTTTCTCAGGCATTACAGACCTCGTTGGCGTTAGCATTACTCTGCATACAATCAACTTCGTTGATTGCTGAGTCAGATTTCAATTCCTCAATCATAGCATCTGCTATATAACTCTGAACTTCCCTTGCTCTCTCTTTGATTTTCTCAAGGGTTGTTCCAACCACTAGGTGAGCATGCTTAAACTCTCCCTGAATCTGCTTAACCTTTGCACTCTTTGCATTTCTGTCCAGCAGATCTTCACAGATATGGGCACGAAGAGGAAGAGGCGCTGATTCTCCAATCTCTTCAACTCTATTATCTCGAATCGCTGTCAGCAGCGAAAGGCACTTTGGGCCTTCTTCCTCGATAGCCCGAGCAACTTCAAAAGAAGCACAGTCTTTAGCGAAACTCGCTGCTTGAAGCTCCCGCTTATACAATTCGCTGCCTCGAATATCACAGACATTCTGCGGAGTAACTCCCAGCATCTCTGCAATCACTTTATTAGAAGTGATTCCAACCAGCTCTAAACGCTTGATCTCATGATGCTTTTCCCAGATGCCCTGCACCTGATACTTACGACTCAGCACTTTTGGTCTTATCCTAAACCTTCCCATAATATTCTCCGAATTTGTGCTGACAATATACCTAATAATTATGCAGATGTCAAGGATTTGGTTCTCTCCTACCTGCTCAAAATTAAATCCATGCACAGCTCAATTAATTAGGTTATATGCCGGAGTTGAACGTAGAAGTTGATGATTGAAGTAGATCCATGTCTTGATTTTCTGGAATTTGGGGAGTGGAGAGGGATACAGGGAAAATCTTGAAATTCCCCTGCCCGGGTGGTCATTGCGCTCATGTGCATTATTCCAGCGTGGAATATTCTTATGTTAAAATGTTTTAATGTTTTTGAAAATAAACCTTGACAATTTTCCCACAATGTGTTATGTTATCATTAATGATTTACCGAGCACATACACCGGAGGTTGTATGCCGGAGCTGAACGCCGGAACATAATGAGACAATGTGATATGGGAAAAGACGACCAGCGTCTTGATGGGACTAGACATGCACAAAGGACCACATAGGTGAGAAAATGTGCATGAGGTAAACCGATGATTACCATATCGAAAATAACGGGAATAGGGTTCATCTGTTCACCTCGGGAACGGGAACAGAAACATGGATAAAGCACTGGATACACTTATCAGCGGTCTAATTAACGCTATTGATAATTTACCAGAAGAAGAACGTGGTAAACAAGCGCTTGCAAGTATAATGGCGCTTGCTGTAGCAGCAGGTATGACATGGGGAGAGTTTAAAACCATGATAGAATCAAGATAACAATTAAACCAGAGGTGAACAAATGGAATACGTAATTAATGGTAGAAATACCTATCAAGTCAACTTTACGACAAAACCTGAGGGGTATTTGGACTATCTTAATAAGAGCGCTGTTGATGAAGACAGCCCTTATCGAAAAGGCATACCTGTCAAGGTTGACGTAACTGTTGAAATGCTCGAGGGAGAAGACCTCAAGAATGTGCCGAAGGCGATTATGAGTCATGCAGTCAAGGATGTCAACGTTGCGATTGCATCAACACTTAGACCGCTTGCCGGAAGAGGTTCTTTTGAGGAAAGATATGACACCCTCAAGACGAAACTCGCAGAGCCGCTGGTATTCAGTGCTACTATCGAAGCAGCAAAGAGAGGCGCACGGGAGAAAATCAGCCCGACAGGCAAGGTTCTTGATAGACTACTCAAAGCATACGGCGCTGTGAAGGTAGCTCCGCATCTTGTGGCGATTGCTAAGGAGATAGAGGCGGGCGCTGATGAACAAGAAACCTTAATGAAATACGCCACAATGTTCGAGAAGAAAAATCTGAAGCAAACGAAGATGAACAGATGAACCTAATATTAAGCAAAGGCGGGATTAATCTCCCGCTTTTTAATTTCAAACTCCCGCCAAAAATTGGCAGGAGTTATGAATTCCGATAAGATAATGGATTTGATTAAAATAATCCTATATTCTATTTTCTATTTTCTATTTTCTACGTATGTACATACCCCCATTTGATTCGTTTTTTTAAATAAGTGCATTTTAAATAAGTGCATTTTTAACAGAGTAGGGATTTATATATAATAAAAAATATATATATAAATAATCTAATATTCCTTCGCTTAAGGGGATAAATAAGATATTTAATAAGTAAACTATTTGATAAAAATGAATCAAATGGTATAGGCAACACACGTAGAATATAGAATATAGAATATAGAATATAGAATATAGAATATAGAATATAGAACGTAGAATGGATTGTTTCGGAGCCGAAATGGAACTAAAAATAAATGTTGCAAGGGACGGGGGAATTGCATATATTGTATATATTAAATGAGCGAGATGCGCTCATACATAAATGAATAACCTGGAGGGAGACAATGAAAATCAAATGGTTCTTAGGTGCGGGGAAACGAGAGACCTTGGTTCCTCTCGATGAGGATTTCACGCCAAGAGTCGTGTCATACGACGGGGCGGCGTTTATAGTAAAGGGAATCAACAAGGATGGAGGAGTTCTCTACGTAACAATCACGGTGGAGGATAAAGATTGAACATAACCGACCTGGGCGGGCTCATCAGCGGACGCTGTAATAATCGCATATCACACCAGATGCTGGTGGGCCTGCTCCTCGGATAGGACAGCGAAACTCAGGAGGTTTAAAATGGCAAGACTCGTATCCGTTACACTAAAAGATACAACAGAACCTGACACTGGGGAGAGATTTGTAGGGCTGATTGTGAAAGATGCAGAAACTCTAAAGCTAATCGAAATATACAACGTGTTGGATATAAAGACATTAAGCAATAATACAGCAACCGTGGATATTACAGACCTAGTGATAGCGCTCGTGATGTATTAGGTGGAAATAACAGCGAAACTCAATGGAGTGACCCAGATGGAAGGGCCTAATATTACAGTTCAGGCGTGGGTGGATATTAGAGACGTAGCAACAGCGGTTCTAGCTTTGGAGGCCGCTGGCGTGCAGGTCAGCGGAAACAGAAGCGCTATTGTAAAAGCCTGTATAATGGCTGTAGCTAAACAATACCAAGCATTGCGACCGAAAAGTGTAAACAACGCATGTGAGATATTAGCAAGCAAGGGCTTCCCGATGGGACAGTTTGCAAAAGGAAGGGGAATTAGAGAAGCTATTATGGTAGAAGAAGATATAATAGCAGATAGGCCAAAACAAACAGCGGAATTTGAGAAAAGAGCCAGCGAAATATCCTCCTTATTAGAGGAATAGACCCAGCGAAACACGACAGTGTTTGTACACTCAAAGACAAAGGAGCCACAAATGAAGAGAGCAAAGTACAGTATATTCGCCAGGAGACTCGCAAGAGTGAGAGTGCTGCTAGCAGAGAAGAACTTACTTGATAAGTATGATGTGAAGATACTCCTGCAGCAGGTGCATCTAATGTCCCTGGGTAAGTTACATGTTATGTTCGACGGTTTACCATAAGACGAGGAAGAAGATGAAACTTCAGGTTGAGTCGTTCAGCAAACCAGGGATATTCTATTCAGTGATATTCCGTGGAGATGGCTCAGCGGAATGTGGCTGCCCTCATTGGCAGTTCCGTCTTAGACATCAAGTCGCTGTTAAGGATGGAATTAAGTACAGTAAAGAATGTAAGCATATTCAGGATGCAAGGCCATTCTTGAAAACAGCGAGAGATTATATGTTTGGAACCGATTGCGTATTTACAATCACAAAGGAAATGAGATGAAAATCCCTGAAAAGAAGGTAGATGTACTTAGATGTCCCAGAACTGGTGAATATCTGTATCTTACCAAGGGCGAGAACGAACGATTTTCCCTGAGAGACCATACAGGAAGGCTTCTAATTCTGGACACGAAGGACTACTTCGACAGAAACTTTGTATATGTAAATACTGTAACACTATAGTACTCAGCGTTGGTTGAGAAGTAAAGGAAGAAATAACTATGACTACATGCAAGATCTGTAGCGCTTCCACTGATTTCGACGGAACAAGAATATGTGGCCGCTGCTGGGAGATACACTCAAGGATACCTTCACTAAATATCAGCGCCTCTGTATACTTTATATTCAGTATCATAATGCACATAGCTAGATATATACTTGGAGCACGAACATGAAGCCGATAACTATCAAAGGTCGACAGTATTTCTCTCTCAACGAGATAGCCGCTGCTATCATGTCTGGGAAGATTCGACTCAGTGACATCCCAACATCAGCGCCAGCGCCAGCGCATAAGACCATATTAGCACCAGTTCCAGAAATTAAACCTAGACCGCCGCAGCCGCTTACAACCGCTGATGTAAAAGGCAGAACTCTTAGAGCTACTCTAATTCATCACGGCGATGAAGTCGACTATAGATTTACGCCAAAGTGGCCTTATGTAATAGTGCCAGTTGAGATTCTCGATTTGCCGCTCGGACAGCAGAGAAACATAGTGAGAAAAGCTATTGATAAGATAAAACCGCTGTGGGAAGAGGAGAAGAAGCAGCGAGAAGCAGCATTCATGGCTAACAGAGAAGAGGGGCAAAGGCACATCTTATATAGAAACATCGAAGCCGTAAATTCGTCTAACGGAATTCAACTACCGTCTGCCTTTAAAGAAAAAGAGAAAGCCAATGACACAAGCAATAACAGACTCACTGCAATGGGTAGCAATTTACGCCCTGCAACAGCGTGATTCAGGCTTAAGAACTATACTTACTGTAATTGCCGTAACTATTCTTGTTACTTGGTTTGGGGGTGTCTTATATTTCATGGCAAAAGCAAAAGGTACAAAGTAACTCCTACCAAAAATTAGCAGGAGTTAAACACTGCCCGCCTGGGCACAACGCAATACAACACAACACGAAAGGAGCAAGTATGAGAAGCATGTCAGTATCAGCGCCGAAAGCAGACCGTGAAGTGGAGTTCGAAAGAGACTTCGGGGGTGATACTCTTGCCGAGAAGGTTACAGCCTTCGGCGAGAAGGTTGTCTGTGATTTGTTCGATCAGATGGCGACCATCAAGTGTGCCGGGGTAACACGAGCAGCTCTCCAAGCACGTGATGAGGCTGGGAATTTTAAGTACACAGATGCCCAGGCTATTCAGGTTGGACAGGCTTATGTTCCGCTGATTGGCGTAGAGCGCAAGCCGAAGGACATCTACGCCGGCATCATCGCAAAAATCAACAGCGGCGCTGCAACAAAGAGGGATGTTATCAAGGAACTCGAGGAGCGTCTTGCAAGTCTCAAGGCGCAGGAATAACGACGGGTTTAGGAGAGCTGGCTCAATACCAGCTCTCTTTCTAAAAAGGGGAAGAATCATGGACGGATTAACGTTAGAGGGCATAGATAGAATAATGAAAGCCATGCCAGGTAATATGCAAGATAGTAGTGTTCTGGTAGAATGTATAATAGAACTATCTGCGTATGCTACGGCGTGCGCACTAGATAAAGAGAGTGCAAAGAATATCTCTTCCCCTATGCCCTACATCTATCTGATAATTATGCCCATGCTGAATGCCATATCTGTAATACTAGCACAAAATGAGCACCTAACTGAGCGGGTAGCGTCTCTGACAGCTCGCTTGGCTAGACTAGAAGGAGTTGAAGATGCCACCTCGTAAACGAACAGGAATAATGCTGGCTAAGCCATTTGAGCAGCATTTGCTCGATAAAATGCCAGAGCAGGTGCTGTTTCAGCCAAAGCTCGATGGAGTTAGAGTCACAGCCATATGGTACAAAGACACATACAAGCTATTTAGCTCTACGTGCCTGCCAGTTAATTCAGTGCCCCACATAGTAAAGGCGCTAAATGACATGGCAGATGCCACTGGTGGTTATGAGATGTTTGATGGAGAAGTCTTTGCTCCAAATCTGAAGCTACAGCACATTATGTCTATTGTATCTAAGACTACCTGCATCGACCGGTATCACTGGATGGTAGCTTACCACATCTTTGATATTATGGACGATAGACCTCAGGAGCCTCGTAGCCTTGACCTCCTTTCCAGCGACACCCAAGCGTTTGCCGCAAGCAACGACGCTATCAAGATAGTTCCAACTTTTCTATCCGACAAGACTAACTGGCAATATTATGTGAGCACGTTTGTAGACATGGGCTATGAAGGAGCCATCATTCGAGACCCTCGAGCTCCTTACACCTACGGAAAAGTCGGCACTATTTTAAAGATCAAACCTCAGCAGTCTGACACATACAAGATAGCTGGTTGTCAGCAGGCTATCAGCATCAGTGGAGAGCCTAAGGGCATGGTCGGAGCCTTTGACCTCATTGATAGTCTTGGTAATCGCTTTCAAGCGGGCGCTGGTCGTCTTGATCATCAACAGCGGACTTATTGGTGGAGGCACAGAGGAGAACTTCCAGGCATGCTCTGCGTTGTTAAGTATCTTGCCTTAACAGAACGAGGTGTGCCTCGTGAACCAGTTACGATGGAGATAAAGGAGGCCAATGCATCAAATGGCTAAGGTCTTCATAATCAACGCTGGTGGGCATGACTACTCTCAGGCAAAGACCTTTGGTGAGTTAATCATTATGACTCAGGGTTTTATCAACCGCTTTCACCTAAATTGGAAATTTGGTACTCAAGTTTTCCCAGATGCAATAGAAGGGAGAAGAAACATGACAAAAGCAGAGGCGATTGTGGCTGCTCTTAATGCCTTCGAGGATGCTCTTGATGCTCGCATGGGCAGTAAGACAAACTGGGGAAGAAAGCAGATTCTCGACATTGTGAGAGATGTCAAGTTTAATGTTTTATCTAAACTAATGCAGGAGGGCAGTAGATGAGATCATTTAAAATTACCATGAAGAAGGAACGTGAGACCAAAGGGACTTGGCGCTATACCGAGACCGGAGATGCTCCGCTCATCGGAATTCTCTATATCCCGAAGCTTACATCAAAGACCCAACTTGGTGGTTTTCCAGACATCATTGAGGTAACAGTGGAGGCAAAATGACTCTAACAATCTGCTACATCTTTGCTGTTGTTTGCTTTACCTTATCGGGCTGTTCGTTAGTAGTGCTTCTATCTTTCCTAAGCCGCCTGTTTGGTTGGCCTACTATAGGCGGCTGCTATCATAAGGCTGCAGCTAAGTTGGACTGCTGTCTTTATTGGCTGCTGGATAAACTCTTTGGAAGACCTAGAGGACTAGAATGAAAGAACAAGAGACATGGAATATCCAAGACTCATCGAAACTCCAAACTTATTTGGACTGCCCCCGCCAGTACTTCTTTGAGTACATTCTTGGCTGGCGTAGTGAGGCAGTATCAGTTCATCTCGAGCATGGAATAGCGGTTCACAAGGCAATGGAGTGTTTCTATCCAGTCGGAAAGCCTGACTTTAGCGACGCTGCGTTGGCTAGAGCTATGGTGGAGTATACTGAGCATTACAGATCCATCTTTGCTCCTGATATGGATGAAGCTAACAGCCCGAAGAATATAGAATGCACTACCCGCGCCCTCGAAATGTATCGAGACTTTTACGCTCCCATTGACGACTTTGAGATTCTCCACAGCGAAGTTGCCGGCTCCGTCCTACTTGACGAAGATGGTAGAAAGCTCTACTTTAAGCAGGATACCATCTGCAAAAATAAAGATGATAGAATCTTCAGTCTTGAGCACAAAACCGGAACCACCTTCCGTGGTCTGTGGGCTCTTGAATGGACTCAATCTATCCAGATTGGAACTTACAGTCATGTTCTCTTCTGTATGTACCCTCCCGAGAATGTCTATGGCGTTCGTATCAACGGAATATTTGTCCACGAGCCCTTAAAGCTCAAGAAGGATGGAACTCCCTACGCAAACGCTAAAGATACTGAGTTCCATCGGGTTCCGGTAGCCAAGACCCCTAAGCTGATGCAGGACTGGCTAAACACCGTGACTTACTGGCTTGTGCTTCTCGAGAATGAGTTCGACAAGCTTAATAATGCAACAGAATCTGATGATATTCTCAAGGCATTTCCAAAGAACCCGAGAGCCTGCACTAAATACTTTGGTTGTCTCTATAGCCCGTTCTGCACTGCATGGCTAAATCCATTACAGCAAGCTGACCAGCCTCCGATAGGGCTCAAAATAGACCATTGGGATCCACGGGGGAAATTCAACGAAGCTAAGGAGGTAGTTGAGCTATGACAAACAATATTGAAGTTACATTTCCTATAGATTCTATAGTAGTATGGGATAATGGTGAAACTAATGTTCTAGGCACCGTTTTATCTACAGGAGCGGGTTGCTACAGTGTTTTATTGAGAGATAGAACTATACATTTCGTGTCAACTACAGCTCTTAGAGAGCCCACCCCCCCAATGAAGTTAGTGCCTACTACACTATTCGTCTGCCTGACAATGTGTACGTTAGAGCCTTTCGTATGAGTAACAATAGGATAGCATTTGAAGTGGCGGCGCCAGGCGTAAACGGACACCACGTCATCCCAGATGTTTTAGCAAGACCTTTATGCAGAGCGTTACGTCTACCTATTAGCTTAGGTCTACCTGAAAAGGTAAGAAGGGATGAGACTAAGGAGGTAAGTGTTCTACAAGTTCTATGAGTGGTTTGGTGACCTGCTAAACACATCGGGGAAGGAGCGTGAAGTAATGAACGAAGAAAAACTTCTTATCGTAAAACAGCATATAGCTAAGATACGGGAACTCTACAGCCGGAGTTCCTCTATTTACAGCAACATTCTTGTGGCTGGAGTTCATGGCTCTGGAAAGACCCAACTTCTTTCAACCTGTCCGACTCCAGTGCATATAGATTCCTTCGACCCAGGAGGAACTACAACTGCTGCTCTCCAGCCGCTGATAGCCAACGGAGATGTCTTTATCGAGCGGTACGAGAACGACGACTGGGATGCTCCGTTCACTTACCGCCGATGGGAAAGGTCCTTCACCGAGAAGCGAGCGAATGGCTACTTCGATTACATCGGAACCTACAGCATCGACAGCGCTACAAACTGGGTGGTTGCTCTCATGGGACAGATTATGAAGACAGGGAAAGGCAAGGGCGTAAGGCCTCACGCTGGCGGTAATCCTTATGAGTCTGATTATCTCCATCAACAGCTTGAGGCAGCAAACATCCTAAAGCGAGACATTATGTCTCTTCCCTGTCATACCCTAGTAACAGGACATCTAACATTTATAACGGAGAAAAATGATGAAGGAAACGTGGTAAATCAGCACGCTGATATGCTAATGTGGGGAAAGTTAGCAATGCAATTTCCGCTGGTGTTTGATGAGAACTACGTAATGATAGTAAAGAGCAGCTCTCAAGGACCTAAGCATCAAATTCTAACTCACAGCGATGGTCTCTATCAGGCAAAGACTAGAATGGGAGGGACTACATTTGCACAATATGAAGAACCAAACATCAGAGAACTACTGAAGAAAGCAGGTAAATCATGGGAAGATAAACCTAAAATCACTTAAGGGAGAAACAAATGATAATTGAGACTGAGGTAAGACTCTAATGAAATACTTCATCTTCGACGTCGAAACCACTGGACTCGACCCTCAGCGTCATACCATCACTCAGCTGGGCTATATCAGAAAGGATGAAACCAGGTCTGTTCAGACTCTCCTGAATATTCGCCCTCTTGATGATACTGATATAAATATGAGGGCTCTCGCTGTTCAGGGTAAAAGTCTAGACCAGATATTAATTGAAGGTCTCGAGCCTGCTAAGGCTTATCAGCGGCTATTGCTAGAACTTGGCGAATGGGTCGATAAGTTTAACAAGCAAGACAAGTTCATCGTCGTTGGCTACAATGTCCGCTTTGACCTTGAATTCTTAAGGGCATGGTTCCTCAAGGTTGACCCACTCAGTGGAAAGTTCTTTGGCTCATGGTTTCATACTCTCGCTATTGACATTTATTCAGTAGCAGCGATTTATCTTGGATATAAATTTCTTTCCATGCCTTCTGGTAAGCTTATTGATGTAGCAAAAGCCTTTGGAGTAAAAGTTGATGAAAAGTCAACGCACAATGCCCTTTACGATGCCATCATCGTAGAGGAAATCTTCAACACTTTAAAAGAAGGGATTAAGAAATGACAGAAGAAAACAGCCTGCTCAACTACGACGTTGGAGACAGTATTGACTTCGAGCCAGTGCCAGCAGACACGGAAGCCAAAGTCAGAATACGCTCCGCTGACAGAAAGCATGCGGAAGAAGGAAGAATACAGATAATATTGGAGCTTCTTGAATTTCCCAACGCCGACGACGTGTTCTACACTCTCTGGGTTCCAAGGAAGGACGACGACGAGAAGCAGAGAAGGAGAACCTCTATTGGTCTTCGTAAATTCTACAGAGCCTTTGGTATTGACTATAGTCAGCCTGTCAATATAAACCAAGATGTGATTGGTGCAACGGCATGGGCTATCCTAACCACTGAGGAGTGGGAGGGAGTTCCAAGAAACAAAATCAAAACTTTCATAGCGGAGAAGTGATGTAACTCTTGCCAATAATTGGTAGGAGTTTAAAAGGGCAGCCAGTGGGCAAAATCGCAGCCCATTGGCACCCTCACTAAAAGGAGCAGACCATGAATGAACCATTCCTTGCTGCAATCGAAGCAGCTATCCGCACTATGACCAAGGGTGACCTTAGGAGAATCGACTATATTCTTAATTTCGATGGTATGGAATGCAAGACGACTATCGAGCTTATCACTAATCCCCTTGGCTGTGAGTCAATCAACATTCGTCTTACTATTGAAAAGTGAGGTCTTAGGTGCCGCAGAGCCGACATAGGATTTGTAACATTGAGATAACGGAGGAGCAGCACTTGGTGCTACAACGGTATCTTCCATATGGAAGTCAAAAGAGAATCTTTCAGCTTATTGTCTCTGACTTCATAGAAATGCTTCAGGAAAACCCAGCGAAGGTAATAGGTGGATTGCTATATAGAGATGTAAAACTTAAAGATTTCTTGAAAGGAATAAAAGATGGGTAGAAAATGGAGAGCTATTGATATAGAGATTATACGCAACAATCTGCATATGACTAACTCAGAGCTGGCTGATGCACTAAATAGAACTGCTGCGGCAGTTCAATGCAAGAAGAAAAAACTGCATCTTAAAATGCCTATAAGATATATACAGCAAGAGACTGCATGGAACAAACTTAATCACGCTATAGGTAGAGGGGATATACAGAGGGGACAGTGCGTCGTATGTGGAAAGCCTAATGCAGATGCACACCATGTGGATTATAGCAAGCCTCTCGATGTGATATGGCTATGTCATATGCACCATTTAATGTTACATATTGGTATAGCCTTGAAAGGAGTTGATGAAAGTGAGACTTGAAGACTTACGAGCTAACATCGGAGTTATGTCCGATGAGGATTTAATGCAGCGTGTCAAAGAAATAAGACAGAATCGTAGAGTATTTCCTGAGAAGCATCGAAAGGCCGCTGCTACGAAGAGCGTAGGTACTGACATTAGCAAGATGGGAGAAGAGGAATTAATAAAACTTCTTGCGATTCTCGAGGGAGGAGAAGGGTGAACCAACCTAGACAGATGACGGTTCCAACCGAATCCATTACTCAAAGGCAAAAATACAGACAAAGTTTGGAGGTAGCATGATATTCCCAGTACAGAAGACTGTATTAATAGACTCTATAGACCTTGGGCAGCGCGCTAGAAAAGTATACAGCGGAATAGAAGAACTTGCTGCTGATATTAAAGAGCGTGGTGTAATGCATCCTCCTGTAATTGAGGAGAAGCTAGACGGCTCAGGCTACTTACTGGTAGCAGGGGGACGTAGAATGATAGCCATTATATCCCTTGGCTGGATTGACACGCCAGCTAGCGTCTACCCGCCTCTCGATGTGTATGACCATGAAGCAGCGGAACTCGCTGAGAATATTAACCGAGAGGACCTAACCTTTGTTGAGCGTGCCAACTCAATCAAACGAGTCCATGCCCTTTACGAGGAAAAGTATGGCAAGCAACACGGTTCTGGTGGTGGTCATAGTCAAAGTGACACAGCTATTCTCTTTGGTGTTAGTCGAGCAACAGTCCAACGAGAACTCGAAATAGCTAATGCCCTTGATGTAGTTCCATCCCTTGCTGAGTGTAAGACAGCCACTGAGGCTCTTAAAAAGTTCAAGCGAATTGAGGAGAGTTATCTTCGCTCTGAATTAACCAAGCGGGCTGATATAATCTTGGCTAGAGACAATCAAGCAGACTTTAAACGCCAGCTAATAGCCAACTACCATGTTGGAGACTTTTTTGCTGGAGCAGCAGAACTCCCATCTCGTTCCTTTCACGTGGCCGAGGTAGATCCAGATTATGCTATAGATATAGCAACACACAAGAAGGGAGTTGACACCAACCTAGCAGACTATCACGAGGTAGCTAAAGATGGATATTCAGACTTTCTTGATAAGCTTATTGCTGAGGTTAAGAGACTCCTTCTCAGTGATGGATGGCTAATTCTATGGTTTGGCATGCATCCCTGGTATCACACTATTGAAGATCTTTTAAAGAAGCATAACTTCTCCTTCTGTAATCCTGCTATATGGACTAAGCCTTTTGGTCAAACTATGTGGCCTGACCGCTACATGGCTTCTTGCTATGAGCCCTTTTTCTATGCTCGTAAGGGCAATGCGGTTCTTTATAAGCAAGGAAGAAGCAATATATTTAACTTTCCCCCAGTCCATGCAGACCACAAGGTGCATCCAACCGAACGCCCTGTCGACTTGATGATGGCTGTGCTAGAGTGCTTTGCCCCTCCTCACGGCAGAGTTCTTGTACCCTTTGGCGGCAGCGGTAATACCTTACTGGCAGCATCCAACTTAGGCATGACATCGACCTGCTGGGACTTATCTCAAGCTTACAAAGATGCGTTCACCTCGAAAGTTTTGGAAGGGAGCTTTGCAAATGGAGCGGGCAGACCT